TAAGCTTGGATCAGGAGCTTCAACCACAATTGGGTAATGGTTCTCCGTGTATTCGTGTAAAGTGGTGATTGTGTCAAAAGGGACGTCATCTGTAGACATCCAGTAGTGGTATTCTTGTGCCATAATTAATTTTCCTTTCCAATTTTTTGTATTAAAAAAGCCCCAGCGGAACGCCCGCTAGAGCTTGATGATTATATATATGGATTATTAAAAGATATTTTTACGTATTTAACTGGCATAGACTGATATGGGCTATAGAAACCAGTATTAGTGTATGTGAATTGTAGTTTCTTGCCATTATCTATTATTGATGTTTGAAGGGAACCAAAAAGGTTACCTGTGTCTGTGGAATATGTTCTTGGGGCTTGCGAAACATAATCGGAAAGATGTCCTGGAACATTACTATTATTATAATTGGGATCTCCAGTATAAAACTGATGTTGGTCATCATAAGGACACCACATAAGGGCAAACAAGATTTGACCATCTTGATACGATCGCATCGTTTGTCCCTGTACAGACCGTGTATACTCTGGAGGTAATTTATCGATATCTAATGTTCCTGAATTACCTTTGAAAATCAATGTAGTTGTGTGATCATAATGGGCTTGCCACAGTACACCATCTCTGTTAAATACTTTTTCAATATTGTCAGAACCAGCCATGATTTTCTTAATAGAGTTATCAATAATCATGCGACCACCTCGCTTTCAAGGTGGCTAAAAGCTTGTCGTATCAGTAGATAGAGGGACCTAATTACCCCCCCCAGAATATCAGTAGCAGCTACCCAAAACACTCTAAAATCAGTTACTACGTGCAAATATCTTTCTCCTTTGATATTAACTTCATAATCAACTGTACCGGTCCAGTCACTTCCTAAAGTCCAAGTTTGCTTTTTAATAGTAAATTGGTCTGGAATATTACCAGTCTTAACATTGCATTCAAATGCTGAACCGGGAACATGTACTGTTGTACCAATCAAGGATTTCTTAAAATTTCCTTCACTAGTCATGATTTCTCTAATAGCCATTTAACACACCACCCCTCTTAAAGAAAAGCGATGCAATAGCTTGATAAAGGTGGATTTTACCCCCCCCACAAGTCTTACAGCATTTTCATAAACAAATCCCCACTGGGAGCCGATTTTTGCTATATAGCCTTTATTATTATTAAGATTTGCTCGCCCGTATACTTGAATAGAATCAATATAAAGCGCATTAGTTGGAGTGCTAGCTGTTAAATCTGTTTGATAAGGTACATAATTAACGTCGCTAGTCGGAACGGCTCTTTGACCATTCAACTCTTTAAAATAATTACCTTCACTGGTCATGATTTCTTTAATCATAGTATTATCCTTTCACCATAATGATTGCATTCGGGTGGCTGGCTAAATAAGCGTTGCCTTCCGCTTCGCTATTAACAGCGTGAATATCTGGCATTTTAGCGTTTAGTTCATTTATTCGATTGTTAACGTTTGTGATATCACTCTTCCAGGCAATGTCTTCATGCCATACTGGTGCGTTGCCGTTACCACCAATAATTCGGGCATTATGGTAACCGTAAGAAACATTTAAAACCCCTTTAGTATTTCCGCCACCAAAAGCTATACCAGATGAATCGTTGCCAAGCATAACTCCACTTCCGCCGTGATCATTACGGATAGAAACTAATATTTGGTTGGGATTAGCAACGCCTAAAATATCTTGCCAATTATTACTGTTAGTAGTTTCCCTAAAAAGAGGAGCTGCAACATTAGTTTTAGCTTGAAGCGCATCTGCGGCGCTTTTATTGTTAGATGCAATATTTCTAACTGTATTTAATTCCTCAGAGTTAGCAACTTCCTTCCACGTGCCATAATTATTCCCTTCCCAATATCTATAAGCAAAAGGCTGCTGACCTGATCCTCCTACCGGAATCCATACTTGGGTTTTGGCATTGCCATCATAATTAAAGCAAATTAAAATTCCTCGCTTATCCACAAAAAATGGTGGTGTGTTTTTATTATCTGAACTAGTACAAATGTAAGTAGTTACTTTTTTCGTAATTCCCTGAAGGACATTTAAATCAACTGTTCCTACTCTATTTGGTCCAGTACCCTGTAGTTGATTAATAGCATCGGCAAATGGTTTTAATGCATCAATTCCAGTAAGCCACGCACCATTAGACTTTGTGCTTTCTGCATTTGTAGCTGTATTAGCAACAATGTCATAACCATTTGAAACTAAATTAGTTGAATAGATATTCCCATTAGCATCAGGTTGTTGACCATCAACAGTTTTGACTTTGCCAGCTGAAGCTACTTTTTGGTCTACTTCTTGCCTAGTATAAACGTCCGCAACTTTTGCGTAGCTAGAAAAATCAATAGCGTTGAAGTCAGCCTTAAGTTGAGTAACCTTTTTCTGAACGTCATCTGCATACTTATTCATTGCTGGCAATTTAGTATTGCTTAGGTCAGTAAGTGAAGTCTGAATATCAGATAACTTTTTGCCGAGATCTGCAATTGTAGAATCAAGAGTGGCTTTCTTGGTTTGCCATTCGCCATCAATTCTGGCTTTATCAGTAGTCCATTCATCATCAATGCGTTTTTTGTCAGCAGTCCAATCAGCATCCCTCTTGGTCTTATCTTGGGTGTAAGTATCAGATCTAGACTTTTCGGATTGATTAAAAGTGTTTTGACGATCAGCTTGACTAGTATTAAATGCACTAGTTCGTTGATTCTCTAAATTATCGTATGCCTGTTGCATACTAGTTAACTTAGTATTTAATTGAGTTTGCGCATTTTTAAGATTATTAGTTAAATCTTGAGTAAACTTATTAGTTTGATCGTCTTCGATTTTCTGAGCTTGATCAATCAGATTTTGCATCTGATCCCTTAAGCGCTCCAATGCAGGAACATAGTTGGTGTTATATACACTTACTCCCATTCCTTCATCGACAGTAATGGTAAAACTTTGGGTACTATCAACTTTATTGCCGTCCATATCGTTAATTTCAAACCAAGCAGTACCAGTTCCTGCATAAGTTTGAGGATGGAGCGTATATTGAATTGAGCCATTTCTAGCATCGACAATAGTTACTTTGTCGTCTGCAACGAATTTATCGTTTTCTTTGTGGTCCATGAAAGTGACTTTTTTATTCGTTAAGTCATAAGGCTCTTGTTGGGCATTCAAAAAGGCGGCCTCTAAAAGACCGCCTTTTTCTGTTTGTCTTACTGTAACCCCGAGGATGCTAGTTAGATTTTTGTTCGTGTCTAGCTCTAGTTTGGGTAGACTCATTCTCTGCACCTTCTTTCATTTTTAGTTTTAATTTTAATTCCGAATTTTCGGCTTGATAGCCCGCTAGGGCAGTTTCCAATTTAGCAACCTTCAATTGTAGAGTTGCAATGCTGGTTCCCATATTTGAAGCTAATTTTTCAAGCGCTTTTTGATTATCGATAATCATTATTAAGCCTTCTTTCCAGTGAATACACGGTACAAGTCATTCCAAGTGAACCAATGGGTGCTACTGCCAGCGCTTAATCTAATATCGTATCCATTAGTTGCTATGGTATAAGCACCATTAGTTGCTGAAAATCCTGCATCAGACATAACTGCAGATTGACCCGAAGAATGGCAATATATATTCCCGGTTCCTTCAATATCAACGCCTTTAATAGAAAGAGCATCAACCCGACCAAAATCTACGTATTCTCCGGCAATACGTCCATCACTAGAAATTGCAGTTCTTAATACATTATCTCTTCCTAAGAATTCGAGTCCATTTGAATTAAATTTCATTAATCCGCCATCGTTAGTTTGGGCTCGCAATTCTGTGGGGCTTCTCCAATTAGGATAAGCTTGAATAACATTATTACTACCACCATCAATCCAGCTTTGAATGTCTTTTACATCTCCATCAATTTTTTCAACCTGCTCTAACATATTTTGGCGATCTCTTGTATATGAGTCTTTTGTCATATCAAGCTTTTGTCCCAGCTTTTCAAGAGCAGCCTTTTGGTCATCGCCTTGGAGTTGCACAATTCGTCGCATCTCGCCAAACAAATGCTGGTTCTTTCGTTCCAAGCCGTGAGTATTTTTTTCAACGGTTTGCTGAACATATTGACCAAGCACATGTTCGTAAGAAACGGGTAAATCACCAATAGTAATCTGAGTAAATTCTTCTTTAAGCGGATCCCATAAAACTGAGTTAACTTCTGCTTTTTGCTGTAGATTTAATTGATCATATTGGACGAGTACCAAATCGTAGAGATCTACTTCATCACAAATTTGTTGATAGTTGAAAGTTAAAGAAACGTTCGGATATCCAATTCGATATTCTTTCATATATGCTTCTGCAACTTCTTGAAGTTTGTCTGGATCTTGAATGTTATAAGATGATAAATCAACTGTTTTAATTCTTAACCGTTCGTCATCACCCATAAAAGGACTGGTTAAGACTAAATTTGGTAATGTGACTGTTACATCTTGAACTTGTACCTCATTATCAGTGCCATCGTCTTCACCCGGCGGAACATCGGTATTATTTTCAAAGGTAAAGTAAGAGGCATCAACCCATTTACCTTCTCCAATTTCGTACCAAGTCTTACCATGACTTTCAGCCTGAGCAGTAATAGGAACTTGATCTCCAACATTTAGCCATTGATCATATACTCTTGTACCATTAGGAGATCTATAAACAGGAATTTTACCGGTAGTTTTTGCTATCCGTTTTTGTTCTTCTTCATAGTCAGGCTTTACAGTACCACTGCTCGTAAAGTTAATTGCGTCGCTTTCTTCTACCCAGATATGAGTACTGATTTGATACCAAGTTTTGCCTTGATAGTCAGTAGCAATATTGGTAATCAGCCAGCGTGAGCCTTTATTAGCACTCCACTTAAATGACTTTCCAGTACCCGGACCAGTCATGGCGTTAACCATATTTTTGACAACAGTTATTGTCTTTTTCTTGTAACGAGGCTTACGTACAGAATTTTTACCGCGTGGTTTGGTATATTTGCCAGTTGGGACTTGGATTTTAACTTTTTCCTTAGTACCGTTAACAGATAAAATACCGTGCGTACCGTATTGAGAATAGTCAGTAACTTTATCAAGTTTGAGATATTGACCATCTATCCATTGAGTACGACGGTTACCCAAGCAGTACCAAGTTTTGCCGTTGTAATCAACTGCTTTAGCAAATATCTTCCATCGACTACCATTTTTACGATAACCGGTTATGGTGTGTCCTGAAAAAGGACTAGTCCATAAAGCAACTTGTCCTTTTCCAGCATAAGCAATCGTACCAACACCGGCATAATCAACGATTAAACCTTGCCCCTCAGTGCTATCATCAGGTACATAAACAGTACCTTGAGCCTTAACTTTGTTAACGATGTAAGCGCCTGTTTTATCAAAACTGAAAAAGTGTTCATCGATCCATTGCCCATTTCCAATGAGATACCAAGTATCATCATTGACAGTGTTATCTTTTGCCACTTTTTCAACATGATAAAAAGTTCCATTCTTAACGTGTCCATTAACGGTATGACCTTTATATGGACTGTTATAGGTTTCTGCACCTCCAGAACCAACATATTGAACAACGCCTTGCCCGTCAAAGTCTTCGCCGCCTTCTTCTGCTGCTACCGTGTTAGGCGAATAAGTAGAATAAGGGAAGATCGCATTATAGGTATTATCAATGTTGGTATCTTGAGTCAGAGATTTAAGCCGCCTACCATACTTGACTACTAGTCCAGTATCATCTCCGCCATGTTGAACCAAAGAGAGATTATAGTTATCAAATAGCCATTCTCCTTGATACATAGCTTCCATAGTATTAGCAACTGTATCCCCCTCTTGGTCTTCTCCAAGCAAAATACTAGTTACTGATTCAACCGATTTAAACTCCCAACCTAAGTTGGCTACTTTTAAAATATCTGAATAAAATGAAAGCCCTGGCACGGGGTCGGCTAGAGCTTCTTTTATTGCTTCGAATGCTTGTCCTGCTGACGCATTGGCAATACTAATATCTTTAGTGATAACGTTATACGCTAGATCGCCTGCTATATGGTTAGCAGTAATTGATAAAGACTGCAGTTCATCTCCACCAATTTCAGTAATTCTAAATTTTTGTTCTTTCTCATCATTACGCGGGCCCATAGTTGTTACAATGATTCGTCCCTCTTTTATTTGAGGTGCTAATTCATCGTCTTTATCATAGGTCATAGTAAGGACAGGAATTTTGTTTTTATCTCTTTGTACTTGAGCATTAATTACACCTTTCATAGGGCCAAGCCCCATGGTTGAAGTGTCATCCGATGCTCGGTTATACAAGCGTGGATATTTCAACTAAGCTAACCTCCTCCAGTTAGGTTTGTATTCTATCTTTTGAGCAGTTCCAGATTTTAAGTAGATCTTATTTTCTCCTGGCTTTAAACTGGGAAAATCGTTATTTGGAAATACAGCGCATGATGCTCTATTTTCCTTAAAATCATGCTTATAAATCCATTGCTCTTCGCTATCTACAAATATTTCTCCATCAACCCCATTAAGTTTGAAGTCTTGGTCATTTATGGATAAAACAAAATCGCCAGATCCAACAATATGAATTATTGGTTCTGCCGATTCTTGCTGTTTATTAATAACTTTTTGTGATGACGGTAACGGTCTGAATTTCATACTATCTGTACTCCGCATATATGGCTTGCAGTTAAAAGTAACTGTAGCCGTGGCTTCAGAGTCGTTCTGTGGGGTAAAGTTGGCAGGCTGTGAGAGGATTGCCTCCCAGTACCATTCGTGCATTGTATCTAAGTAGAGTGGTTGATACTTATCACTTACTAGCCAATCATTAATAGCCATACTCAATTGAGACCAAGTAGAATACTTGGTACTTTCTCGAGTAGCATATAAAGTAAAGGACTGAGAAATATTTTGAAAGCGATGGTTCTTCGTTAGCAAATCCCCACTATGTCCGGGAATTGCATTGGATGTGACATCAACTTGCGGATGCGTAATTACGATAGGATATTGGATATAGACGCCGAAATCTAAAGTTGACTGTTCATTCACAATCAACTTGGCGACTAATTCTTTAATCATTCCTGCCATTTAAACCTCCTTAAATATTACTAAATCCTAAATTGCCTTTAAATTGAGCTTTAGCATTTTCTCTTCTTGAGTACTTAGATAAACCACGAGCCATCTTACGTCCATCAATATTAATTGAAGTTTCAACGTATTGGTCACCAGTTACTAATTCGGTAAGCAAAGTGATCAATTGATCTAATTTTTCATTGCTTACTTTACGTTGCTTGTTAGCTTCCAATTGTTGAATGGTGGAGTTATTAGTAGCATCGCCTTTCATGTCAGCAATTATTTCTGACATTAATTGGAGAGCGCGTGGACGTTTTTCCAAGCTAAGCGGAATAATTGCTTCAGGATTATTTCCTTCTGAAATTTCAGCAAACTTATGAGTGAATGAGTAGCCACCATTAGCAAATCTTCTGTGACCTTGAGGGCCTGAATGTAACCAATCCATCTTTGGCGTTCCCCAAATAACAGTTGGTCCAATTGAATTTGCCCAGTCAGAGTTATTGAAGAATGCTAGTAATTGATCATAAGCATTCATTCTATTTGTATGTCCCGGCATAGCAAAGGCTCTAAATGTTCCCGGCGTGTATTGTAAGATACCACCAGCTTCATTACCGCCAGAGTTCATGTCATGAATTTGTTGCATAATAGAGCGGTTTCCTGATTCGCTCATGATTACTTGCATTAATTTTCTAGCGAAACCAGCCGGTAATGATACTTTCATTGCTCTAGCAGCACGTTCAATTAAGCCAATAGATGCGGCACCAGCTTTAATATCGCCTAAGCCTGAATCATCAGCTTCTTTCTTGAACTTGTTTTTAATAGATACTAAGAACGCATTCGCCATAGCTCCACCAAAGTCTGCAACAACTTGAGAGCCATTGAATTTAGCCTTACTGTAGAAAGCTTCTTTCAAAACTTTAAGTGGATTCTTGTCGATGCTGTCAAGCATCTTGTCAATCTTCTCAAAGTCTTCTTCAGTACCATCGGCATAAGCATAAATGCCGTGCTTAGACATCAATCTATATGTATCATCCCCGTTTATTACCTTCGTGCCTTTAGGTGCGTTTGGTATAAACGTATCTTTTTGGTCAAACATAGTCCAAGGCTTACCAGGAAACTTAACAAGTTCTTTCCAGTGTGGCTTTTTACTGTCGTTAACCAGCATATGACCACCCGGATGTCCCTTGTCAGTACCGTTAGCATATTTGATGGTAGAAAGCTTCTTATCTCCACCGAATTCGCCAATAACAGCATTAACACCACCGATACCTCGGTTCATCCTGCTAATAACCGAATTCATAGCACTGGATGCATAACCAGGTAGTTTGTTCATACCATTACGGAATAAGTTAAGTACTTGATTAATCCAGTTCTTCCATCCGCTCAAGAAGGTTTTTGAAAAACTTTCGCGTCTACTTTGAATAGATTTAAAGTTGCGGTAAGTATAGGTATCAGCTTTATCCAGCCCTTTTTGGACAGGCTTAGCAATGTTGTCCCACAAGTCTTTCCAGCTCTTGTTAAACGAACGCTTAAAACTAGTAAGTGCCTCTTTAATATCTTTAACCGCATCAGAGAATAATGTAGCAAAATTTCTACCGGATAATGATTTTTCAGCATATTCAGCTTGTTTCTCCATTTCTTTACCAAATGGATATTTCTTCATTGCTAGATATAGATTTCTGACTTCAGTTGTGATATTTGAAATTGAATCTGTTTTCTTACTCTTAAATAAATTAAGGGCACTATCGAATTTCTTTAAACTAATTGACGCTTTTTCTAGTGGCTTGCCTAAGCCTTTGACATAGCTAGCCATCTTCTTAAGTGGTTTATTGATGTCATTTAAAAGATTGTCTAATGATTTAGACTTACTCTTGCCAGTACCGCCTTGTAAAGCTTTAACAAAGTCTTTTATCTTGGTAACAACACTATTTTTACCGCTAGTTTTGAGAGCTTTATCTAAAGTCTTAAAGCCATCAGCTAAATTATCAAGAGGATTATTCTTCTTGGATTTACCACCAAAAGGTTTCATTGCTTTACTGAAAGCAACTACAGGCTTTTGTAATTGCTTAAATGAAGAAGCTACATTTTTAAGTGGTTTGTTTAAATCAGTAAATGCACTAGCAAGTCCAGTCGTTTGTTTTTTACCTTTACCCTTACCACTTGTAGCGCCACCCATAGCTTCAGATAATTCTTTTAATTCATTAGCTAGAGTATTATTTTTTTTGCCACCAAGAGCTGACTTTAGAGCTTTTAATCCATTTGCCATTTCGGTTAAAGGATTCTTCTTTTGTGTTCCTCCGCCAATCTTATTTACCGAAGAAACAAAGCTTGAAAATGGCTTATCCATAGTCTTGAAAGCAGAAGCAACAGAGCCAACATACTTAGAAACCTGCTTTAGACCATCAGCAAATCCCCAGTTCTTTTTACCTTTACCACCAAAAGCAGTAGATAGGGCATCAAGTTGTGATACAAGACCGCCTTTAGACTTTACATCACCTAAAGCAGATTTAAGGCTCTTCAATCCATCAGCAATTGTTGTAAATGGATTAGTTCTTGAATTGGTAAATTGTTTTGTCGATTTAGCTAAGGAATAAAATGAACTAGATACATGATCTAGTGGCTTATCCATAGATTTTAAGTAACTAGTTATATCCTTAAGAGGAGTTTTTAATCCATTTAAGAAAGATGAAAGCTTAGACTTTTTAATTGAGCTTGCTACGCTGTTAAGAAGATTACCAATCGAGTTCTTACCACGAGTAATGTGATAGAACTTCGTTTGCATTTTATCTAGCCCATTACCAATTTTTTCGAAAATTGTACTTTTACCAGATATCAACCTTTTAGCTTGAGTAGCTAGGCTCTTAAATGAGCTTGCAAGAGAAGAAAGAGATTTAGGTAAACCTTTAATTTTGCTTTGAAGCTTACTCAATGCATTTCCAATAGAACTAATGTTACTAATTAGTCCGGATTTACCCTTACCTTTTCCACTAGAAAATGCACTATTTAGCTTTTTAAGACCATCTTTAATCTTGCTTGCATTGTTCTTCAAAGCAGAAGCTAATTTTGGCAGGTCTTTAGTAAGCGCACTAAACCCGTCTTTTTTAGCCATTGAAGCTGTAAATTTGGCTAAAGTACTAAATGCTTTACCAAGCTCCTTGATTGGGCTTATTGCTTTCTTCCAGCCTTTAGTTTGCTTGATAAGTCCAGAATTAATCGCTTCTAGTTCTTTAGTTGGATCACTCTTTTTAATTGCACCCTTAAGTTTTTCAAGAGTTCCAATATAATCTTTAACAGCTTTATTCATTGCTTTAATATTGGCAATGTCTGTCTTAGAATAGTTGTTTCCACCTAAAGATTTAATCTTTTGCGATGAAGGGGTCTTTGACTTGGTGGATTTTGATTCTTTGGGTTTTTTACCACGGAAAGTTTGATCCCACCAATCACCCATTCCGCCCCAGAATTGATTCCAACCTTTTCCAATACTCTTAAAGTCCATACTCCAATCGTGCTTTTTTACACCTTTGTTGAACCAACTTTGAAAGCCTCTGGCAAATTTACCACCAGTTGGACCAGCTACTTCTCCAATTTTTGATCCTAACATACTACCAGCAATTGTCCCGAATGGACCTAAAGTGGTTCCTAAGGCACCGCCAATTAAGCCACCAGCAGAACTACCGATACCTTTCCACTTTTTATCAGGGTTTTTTTCACGTAAGGCAGAAATAAGATCGATGGCTGAAAATGCTACATTAGCAATTCCGCCCATCTTGCCAAACACGCCTTTTGCCATTCCAGTTAGTTTAGGAAACTTAGTTGCGAATTTGCCTATAAGTCCTTTACTCCCCGCTTCACCAGCTTCCGTTGCGGCGGGTGTAACTCCCTTAAACCAGTTTTTAGGATTAAGGGAGTGTGGAATAGCTTTTATCTTCCCTAATACACCAGTGGATGCTTTAGCACCTGCCTCTGCACCAGCTTTACTTGCGCCTTTAAACCAATTCTTAGGATTAAGCCATTTAAATAAGCCTTTGAATTTACTCCAGAATCCTTTACTTGCGTCGGCTCCTGCTTCTTCCGCGGCTTTAGAACTGCCCTTAAACCAATTCTTGGGGTTGATTTTTGATGCTTTCATTTTCTTGGTAAATGAACCATTAAATGTTGAAGCCCATTTATCACCTAAGTTGGCCATAGTTTGGATAGGACTCTTAATGAACTTACCTATACCTTTAATTGGAGCAACGATTGCCTTTACTAAGCCACTACCGATTTTGGCACCGACTTTATAGATTCCTTTGAACCATGTAAGAGGATTGATGTAGTGACCGATTGTCTTAAGAGACCTTAAGAATTTTGCTTTAAATGCTCCTCCGGACTTATCGCCTAGATTTGCCATTTTTTGCATTAAATTGTCGGTAATATTACTTGGAGAAATAATACTTAAGAGTTTCTTACTCCATCCTATAAATTTACCTAGCCAGCCTTTTTGCCAGAAACGGGCATGTTTAGCTCCCATTTCTTCAACATCTTTAGCAATCTTTGCGCCATTACCACCTTTGGCAGAAGCTACGATGTCTACGGTATCAGCAACTTCACTTGCTACATCAGCTGTCTTTTCGGCTTTAGAAGCAGTTTTAACCTCCTTAACTGGTCCATTGCCCGCAACATCAGTTGCAATATCAGCAATATCTCCAGTGGTTGAATTTCCATTGCCACCTGTAGGTTTGGTATTTTGTCGGTCAAGTTCAATCTGTTCTTTGGTAAGCTTAATTGATTGCTCTTGCAGTTCAATCAACTTTTGCATGTAAGCATTACGTTCGTTTACATACTTGTTACCCTTAACCCAGTCTTTGAGTTTGCCTAGGTCTTTACCAATTGCAATTGTTCCTTGGAATGCTTTTTTTAATGCAGCAAGAGGAACAGCTAATACAGCTAATGCGCCTACTGCTATACCTACAAATTTAGCAACAGGATTATCTTTTTTGCCACCACCTAATTTCTTATCTAGCCAGCCGATGAAATTTCTAATTGGAGTCGTAACTGTTTTTAAGAAGTTAAATGCATTCTTAGCGCCATCAACTACTCCGCTAAAGAAGTCCATGATATCTTTGGTATGATTTGCAAGATACTGTGCAAATCCTTTCGCCGCACTAGTCATACCATTGATAGCTTCTTTACCCTCTTTGGAAACCGTCCATTTAGAAAATGCTTCTGTAACAGAGTTAATTGCTGGCAACATTTGTTTACCAACGTTAATAGCCATGTCTTGGAATGTCATCTGCAGCTTCTTCATCTGCATTTGAGTAGTCTGCATGTTCTTTTGGGCTAATTGGTGAACATAACCTTGTCCCTTATTGGCTTTTTTAACTTTTTGAACTAATTCACCTAGATCTTTATTCGATTGAGCTAAAATAGCACCAGCTTGTTGACCAGTTGTACCGAATAAACTATGGAAAATGTCCATTTTTTCAGCTTGAGTAAGCTTTTTCTTATCCATAGCGTTTTCAATCTCTTTGAAGATCTGTGTGACTGGCTTTAATTTACCAGCTTGAGTTCTAAAATCTTTGGTAGAAAGGCCGATACTTTGTAAGGCATCACTCGCTCCCTTAGTAGGACTAATTAAAGAGTTCAATACTTTACGTAACCCAGTACCAGCACGAGTTCCTTCAACACCAGCGTTTGACAATACACCTAAAGCCGCTGATGTTTCTTCAACACTAAGCCCAGCTTGTGAAGCAGTTGAAGATACGAAAGACATCCCTTCGCCTAAGTCCTTGAAGTCTGTCGCCGTCATATCAGCAGCATAAGCCATGGAGTTTAAAACCCTTTTGGTGTTTTTAGACATTTGTGCGACATTATCAGTACGTAATCCAAATGCATCTAATGCACTAGAGGCATTGTTAACAACATCTTCGAAGTCATCACCAGTAGCTCTTGTAGCTTCCAGCTCTGACTTCATAGCACCTAAAGCCGCTTTAGAATCATAACCACGTTTTACTAAGTTGGTATATTGTTCTGCAATTTCTTTTTGAGACAACCCATATTCTTTAGAATATTTGGATGCATCTCTTTCCATCAGCCCAACATTTTGTACGGCTTTTCCTGCGCTTTCGCCACCAGTAACTAATAGGTTTTTTATGTTAACCCATTGAGTCTGCATGTCAGCAGCCATTTTTGTAGCTTTGCCGACACCAGCGCCAACGGCGGTCATTCCTGCACCAGCAGCAACTAAACCACCTTTTAAAGAAGAAGCCCACTCCCTAGTATTGGAAGTGGACTGTTTGAGTCGTTGATTAAATTGTGAAATTGATTGACCAAAGCCTACTACTTGGGCTTTAGCATAACTAAACTTAGTGTGACCTAAAGCATTATCAAGCGTACGTAATTTGGCAGAAGCCGCACTAGCTTTTTGAGCTTGCTCACTGTACTCTTTACTTACGTTAGAAATACGTTCAGGAAAGCCACTAAGAACACGTTTTTGTTTTTCATAAGATTCATTTAAACTATCAAGCTTTGCTTTGGCTTTGGAAGCTTGTTGGCTTTCAGCACCATATTTTTGGGTTGCCTGAGTTAATTCATTTTTTGCTCTTGTGCGAGCAGAGGTCAAGGAGGAAAGTGTGGCTCTCTCTTGTTTGTATTTTGTAAGTAAGCCTGATTGCTTAGTTTCTAATTGACTTAGAACTTCTTTTTCTGCCTTATATTGCTTTGATAAAGCTTCTTGCTCAACTTTAAGTCCCCGAATACCAGTTCTATTAGCTTTAAAATAATTACCACTTTCTCTAAGACTAGTAGTAAATGATTTGTTAGCTTTAGTAATAGCTTCGGTTTCTCTACGATAGTCATATAGACCAGTTTTCATACGCTCTAGCATTTCACGAGCTTTTTCTTGCTGTTGTCGTGTTTGAGCTAAGCCAGCATCGTAGCGGTCAAGTACCATTTTTGCCTGACGGACTTCATTGCTATAATGCTTTAAATCTTTTTGAGCTTGGTCATATGCTTTAGCGGCTTTCTTTACTTGGTCACTATTTTCTTCGTATTTCTTTTTAGCATCTTCAAGATTGGCTTTTTCTTCTCTTACAGAATTTTGAGCTTCATCAAGTTTGGTTTTATAGTCAGAATATCTAGCCGATAATTCATTAATATTATGTTGATATTCTTTGATGATGTTAGCAGACTCTTTTAACTTAAAATTATAAGCTGATAGTGTACCTTCGCTTGCTTGGAATTGTTGAAAACCAGTACGCATTTCGTTTTTAAGAACTTGCATAGCTTGTTTCATACCACGTAAGTTTTTCATAACACCACGGTCTTGCAAATCCATGACGAAAGTATAACCATCAATTACAGGCATATATTTTTACCTCCTTTCTCTTTAGAAATTACAAAGCACCAAGTTGCCGAGCAATATCAAGAGGATTACCTACTCTATCTTGTGGTGACTCGGCTCTTTGTGCTGAAATCCAATTAGACATTGATTGACCATAAAACGCATCAGGCATTACGCCTTTTTCGTTAAGCAATTGTTGTGCCATATAATCAATGTCTTTTATTAATTGTTGTAATTGCCAAACGATTTCTCTTCTAGCTATTTTGGGTCTTGTTCGTTACCTTTTTCACTAACGTCGCGTTCTGGTACTTGACCATTTACACTATTAATGGCTTCCTTAAGACGTTCAGTTGATGGAACAGTCATATCACAGAATTTATCAGCTAATTCTTCATAGAATTTAGTAACATCTGATCTACTCATGTTGTCCAATTTCTTAACTCCTTTTGCATCAAGACCTAAGATACGAGCAACATTTTTCTTAACATATCGATTAATAAGTTCCCCATATTCAATAAAGTTCATATCTGGGTTTTTCTTTTCTTCCTTATCGATAGCATTTAACATATCAATTAAGCTTTGAGCAACAATCTTTACATTGTTGTAAGTATCGATAAGTTCATAGTTTTTGCCTAAAGTATCTTTTGCATCAAAATTAACTTTTATTGCCATGTATTTAAAATCCTCTCTTAAAATTCGTCTCACATTTCTCGTCTCTGTCCGCTATTAAAATGTTTTTATTAATTATTCAGTTGCGTGATCTGAATTGTTAGTTGCTTCTTTTTGGTCAGAAGAAGCTGTAGATTGTGCTTTTGCATCATCATTTTCTTTATGATCTTCTGATTGATCTGGAGTAGTTTCTTTATCAGGATCATTAGATTTGTCAGCTTTATTTTCTGATTTATCTTTATCTCCAGTTGGTATAGTTTCTGTACCACTAGGTGTGGTAGTAGATGGATTAGTATTAGGCTTTACTCGGGGTACCTGATTGACCATCAGTAGTGGTTCCACTATCAGTTACCAAAGTTTGACCTGGAAATACCAAATCAAACATTGCCTTAGCATTAAAGCCTTCATTCTTTTCCCAAAATACTGCGTAAGGCTTCTTGTTGAACTTGTCGTATGACAAAGCTGTGAAAGTTAAGTTGTCATCTTCACGAGTTTGTGCAGTATCAGTGTTAGTTTGCATATTTTGAGTAGCTTGAGTTAAAGTACCTCTACCAAAGCACCAATAAATTTTTGAATGAGTGATAGGGTCTACAGAAACACCAATTAAACCAATTTCTTGAGTTTCTTCTCCTTCAGTCCAACCACCGCCAGTTAACTTTTGACGTCCTAACAATTGGTTAAGTTTGATTGGGTTAACCATGTTAGAGTCAATTGCTACTTGGGGAGCAGCTGGGCCCTTAGAGATATCTACAACTTCGTTGTTACCTGAAATCTTGGTATTAGTACCTGATAAGTTGGTAATGTTAAAGGTTTTTGAACCTAAGTTGTAGTGTGACTTGTCAGTGTCGATTTCAAAAATACCGGTCTTATCGACACCGTTTTCGCCGGTAATTACAGAACCATCTAAGTCCTTTAGTCCTGCGTAAATAGTTGTTAAACCTACTACGGCCATTAGATATCCTCCAATTGATAATTAAATTTGAGTGTATTTGTGATATTTTGATTATTCGGCGTAATTACATGCCCTCCATTTGAATAGCAAATGTATTTTTGGGTAAATAAAAAAGCCCGAACAGAATGTTCAATGGCTTCCATATCTTTTGTGTAATTTTTCGGATAATAAAATTGAATCTGGAGTCGCCTTCTTTCAAATATCGGTACTCCGTTACCATAGGAGTGACGACCTCCAGGCGCTTCTTGAACCACAATAATTGGTTCAGTTTTCGTTTGATCTTGTGGACTAATCATATAAGCGTGAATATGTTTTGCTTGAATCTCTTCAAGCTGATCCACATTTTGTTTTAGTAATGTGACTACTTTTGCTGCAGGAGTCATACTAACCACCTAGCTTTCGTCTCATTACTTCTTTTGCTGCTTTAACCATTGCAGCAGTTACAACTTTTTCTGATTCATCAGTTGCTTTTTCCCAATAATGTTCACCTTCATGATGCCCATACGGTCCACCATGCTGGTTATATTCTTCCCAACCGTCATTAATAAAGCGAGCAATATAAGCTTTCTTCCCTTCTTTAGAAAAGCCGATTTCTTCGCTACCATCGTATTTATCGTTGGTAACTAGTGTATCTGCCATATGGTCTGGATATCCAACACCATATTTACCAGTAGTTCTATGCTGGTCTATTTTACTTTTTAAGATGGGCTTAAAAGCTTCCATACCTGCTTTATTAACAACAAGACGATCCATTTTAGTCCATCCTCTAGCTAGATCATCAATTTTTTGGTCAAAGTTTTGTTCATTTAAAATTTCACTAGCCATGCTTGGTTACCTCTCTATGACAAGTAACTAAATCAAAACTGTTTGCCGACAGGCCATCATCATATTTAATACTGTCGATTTTGTAATCATTGTCTTCGAAACGGATGGTAAAGTCACTTGTAATATTAGGATTGTGACGAATAAAGAAAACAACAGCATCTTTTATACCAGCACCAGCTAAAGATAATAATTCAGCTTGGCTAATAGACCATTTACCCGCCCATAAAGTATAAAGTGGTAAGAAACTGCTAATTTTTTCTCCCGTATTTGGATTAATTTCGCCGGTTGTGTCATCGTATTTACCAAACTCTAAGCGATATCTCATTCTTGCAATGTTAATACTGGTATGCTTAGTCACTGTTATTCATCTCCTTGTTCGTTAGCTTTTTCTTTTTGATATATCAATAAACGATAATCATCTTTCATAGCATTAATGGTTGAGTTGTACGTATCTTGAATTTCAAAAGTCATTGCAATTGAGCTAGTATCACGGTTGTTATAACTGTGATATACCTTTAGCCAAACTGCATATTTAAAATTCCAATTATTATCGTAAAAATCATCAATTTGTGAGCCTACTTGCCCAATGATGTCCTTGCGAGCGCTCAACATCATCCCTGTAATGATTTCATCTTCTAAATCTCCATCAACCTTACAAAAGTTCTTAACATCATCTAAGTCTTTTGGGTCAACAGTAGTTAATAGAGTTGATATTGACATAATTAAGCACCAGCTTTAGGAATTAGTTTTAACAAATCATCTTTTGTAGCATTGGCTGGGTAAGAAATCTTTTTCTTATCTAGCCAAGCTTTGATTTCAGCGACAGTATTATTGGGAGTTGGGACTGTTTCTACTGAATCAGTTTTTTCATCACTGCCTGTATTAGATGCGTGTTGAGAGGACGCTTCTACGGTCTTTTTACCATCATTACTTGATAAAGTATCAATCTTTGAAGCGTCATCCTTCTTATCATCACTAGGTTTAGTGGATGGATCAGTTGCATGTTTGTTATCCCCGCCTGTAGTTGATGGATTTACAGGTGGTTTTGATGGATTACTCCCCTTGTTGCCACCTTTATCATCTGACGGGGAGTCTATTTTCCCGCGTTACCAGAAGCAACGTCAGCAATTCTAAATGCATTTGCCAACTTGATTTGGTGGTCCATCCATGCAGTCACAACAAAGTAGTTAATACCAGTATGAACATCCTTGTCTTGGTCATATAAGGTATTGATATCGTAGTTGTATTGTGAGTATGAGAAGTCACCGATAATTGGCTTAGATGCTGCATCAGTAAATACAACTGGCTTGCCCAATACAGCTTGTGGTTGAGCACCATATAAAGTAGATGAACCATTTGATAAGGTCTTGATGATTGATAAGTAATCCTTGTAGCTCATTACGATTGTTGCGTTTTCACGATATGATTCGTGTAAATCAGCAACGGCAGAAGTAATAGCATCATATAAGTCCTTGCCTGATACTTTCTTAATACCAACTGAATCATCATAGAAACTCATATGCTTTTCAGCAGCCTTAGTTGGTGCGGGATTAAATGCAACGCTGCGTTCCTTAACTGTTACACCGTTAGACAATTCTTGATTTACATAGTTGTTCAATTGAACGTCTGAACCAAGTAAAACAGTTTCAGACATAGCAACCATTACCTTGAACTTGTTACGAGTGAATTGTACGGTATCACCCTTTGCCTTAATTTCCTTTGCAGTATCTCCATCTTCAATGAATGAATCATCATCTAAAGTAAATGAAAGACGAGGTACTTCAAGATTGGGAATTTGAGTGATTGTTGAAAGACCACGCAAAGCATTCTTTTCTGCTGGTGCAGTGATAATGTTAGTAGATACGGTCTTAGGCAAGAATTTGTTACCACCGGTTTCGTCGTTATCACCTAAAGCTTCATAAATATCTTTACCAACAGATTCTTTTGCCATAGTGTTACGTACTAATTGAGCAAAGGCGTGTTGTTTCTTTTCTTCTGGAGTTTGAGTTGCATTCTTCTTAACTGGTTGTAATGCCGCTTTTTGTTTCTCTTCAGCAATTTCAACTTGTTGTTTTAATGCATCATAACGTGCTTGGTAATCTTCACGTGCTGATTGCAAATCCTTAATTAACTTAGCAGCGCCTTCCTTTGGGCTGGTGGCTGCTTCACTGATTTTCTTATCAGCTTCTTCAACCTTTTGACCGATATCGTAAAGGTTTTGTTTCATTTCAAATAAATTCATCGATATAATTTTCCTTTCAATTCTTGTAATTCGTGAGAAATTTTTTGAGCGCGAAGATTGGCTTGTTCTGCAATAGTTTCAAAGTCCATTTCTTCGTGTTCTTCTGGATTATTGCTTGCTACTGGTTCTTGCTTTTTAGGCTTGTTCTCCTCAGTAGCAAGTTGCTTTGGTATATGCTTGAAATGCTTCATAGCATTGCCATCTAAAACAGCGACTGCTTGGTTTGCAGGCAAGATTTGATCTGCTAAGCCGTAGTTGACAGCTTCTTCAGCTGAAAGCCAGCTTTCGTTATCCATAAGCTTTTGCACTTTGGCTTGATCTATCTTTCCATTAGCCTTGTTTACATAAGCGCTAACGCTTAATTGGGTTATCTTGTCTAGTGCATCAGCTTCTTTTCGTAATTCGTTTGCATTTCCAACGACTCCCTCAAATGGGTTATGGATCATAAGCATTGAATTTTCGGGCATAAAAATAGCGTCACCGCTCATTGCGATAACGCTTGCTATTGATGCAGCTAATGCATCGATATATACATTTATTTTTGCTTTATTTTGTTGAAACATGTTATAGATGGCTACACCCTCAAAAACATTGCCACCAGGACTGTTGATGTGTAAATTAATTTCTTTAACATCGCCTATTGACTGAAGTGCATCCCTAAAATCAATGGCTGAAACGCCATCTTCACCTTTAGTGGTTATCTGATCATAAAGATACAAATCAGTTTGATCAGCTTCTTGCCTTACTTCCAGTTTGCTGTTCGTTTGAGTCTTTAGTTTCGTGATCTCCGTCGGCATTTTCCTTTTCACCTCCTTCCAAATTGTTGTTTGAAGTAGGTTGTGGTTCAGCTGTAGTTGTAACGGCATTGATCTTATCTGCTTGCTCTAAGAGCGCCAAATCTTTGCTGAACCATAGTTTGTCCGCATTCTTATCCTTAGCTATAGGTAAATCTTCTAATTTGCGTAGATCATTAGGCGTTGCAATACCATTTCTGATCATCATTTGATAGAAACTAGTTCTGGACTGGGTATCCCCACGCATAAGTCCATTGACATTGAACTTAAAATAATAGCCCCTTGACCGCTGATTCTGCGTAAGGAGCTTTCTATTAAATTCTGATTCATATTGCTTAACAATTGGCAGGAGCGTCATTTCAACAAATTGCGTCATAACACTTTCAGTGCTTTTAGCATTCTGACCTGTCTCACCTAAAAAAGTTAATGGCACGTTATAAACATTTGCTATTTTCTTTTTAGTTATTTCAGTACTTGTTCCTAAATCGCTAGGTTGAAATTTGCCTTCCCAGCGTTCATACTGCATTCCTTGCTCTTGAACAACCGCACCACCATGGTCGTTGACCATTTTTACGAAGTCCGCAATTAAAGCCTCACGTCTCTTAGGATCTAAAGAGCGGTCATATTTAATGATATATGCGTCTTTTTTCTTCATTTCCTTTAAAGAAAAGTCTTTTACAGCTTTATCAAAAGTTAGTGCATTATTCAAAACATCCAAAGGGCTGATGCCATAGTATTCAGATAAAGGTGAAATATGCTTAACATGAATAATTTCTGTATTAAATACTAAGAAATTAAATTGTTGCCCGGTCACTCTATACCAAATTGACCCGTCTTCGATATTTCTTTCTATTGTTACGGTTGCGGTATCAATAGGCCATAAGTTAATTGGCACTCCAGTCTTAGGATCACGCTCAATAAAGATATATCCATTTCCATCAACGTTTCTTGACACTTCTGTAGAATTAATCAACTGATATGAGGAAAGTGAAGGATTAGCTGAACCATTCAATAAGTCAGATGGCGTTTTGTCTACCTGCTGATATTTTTGATATAAGTGGATTGGCAACCCAGCCATGGTATTTGATAAACGGCTAATAACGCTATAGACATCTTCATTCTTTCTCAAAGCACTATAACGTGATTCAGTGAGTCCCAGTCTTGACCATTGAGAAAAATCATAGCCAGGACCAACAAATTTGCTAGGAACAGACTGGGTTTCTTGACGAGGATTAAACACTCGTTTTAAAGATTGTAAAAAGCTCATGTATTCACCCCCTCTCTAGCCTGTTTACTGCAACCATGATGTGAGCTTAGATTTTAAAATATTCAATAAACCAACTTTAGGTTTGTTCTTTCTAAGCATGGGCTTAAGAATAGGCCTGCCCCCTGGTAAGTGAGCAGGTAAATCTATGCTTAAAGAATGATTTTTATTTATAAAGCACAAAAAAATGCAGACCTCTGTAAAAAGAGCTTGTCCGCTTTTACCTTTGCTTTTTCTGGTTTCTGCTAATTTGAACATATGGCTTGAACCATATCTATCATAAAATTTCTGAAAATCTGCTTTTAGCAGTTTTACTTGTTGTCTTCTATTCATAATTCATCTCGATTTGTTTTAATAAGCATGTTGATCTATCATTTAAATAGATCAATCCCCTCACTTATTGGATACGTCCTATCGTGAGGGTTTTTATATGCTTAAAATAAAGAATTATCGGCTTGAGATTTTGCTGAATTAATCCGCTCATTAGCAATATCAAAATACTTTTTATCTTTTTCCATACCAATAAATGATCTATTGAGGTTCGCACAAGCAACGCCTGTTGAGCCACTGCCCATAACGTTGTCTAGGACAGTCATTTTAGGATCGGTATAAGTTCTAATTAGGTATTCCAATAAGGCAATCGGTTTTTGCGTTGGATGAAATCTCTTTTCGCCATTATTTATTACTCCATTAAATCTAATAGTCTTAAGTGGATAACGTGTTCCGTGATTATCAGTTGAATAATTAGTGGTATATTTACCGTAATTCTTACTTAAACCATTATTATGCACATTATATGGCTTTCCGCCTGTCATTTGAGGGTTATATAGTGGTAATTTTTTATAAAAAATGCTGATTGTTTCAGTATTCTTCAAAGGCATACGGTTTGCATTCAAAAAGCCAGTTGGATTAGATTTGATCCATATCCAATCGTAGCGATAGAGCTTTTTATTGCTTATTCTTAGCTCGCTAGCAAAGGGCTCATCGCCAAACAGTGCAATCACGCCGTGTTCTTTGATAATGCGCTCATATTGCTCCCAGAGTTTATTTAAGTCGATAACCGAATCCCATTTATTTTTAGTTGTTCCATAAGGTAAGTCAGCCAAAACCATATCTACTGAATGGCTTTCAACATCCCTCAATAAATCTAAGCAATCACCCTGTTTTAAAGAAATTTTGCTAATTTTTAACACCTCTAATTAAATGAGATAAATCTAGAAATAGGTTCATCACTGTTATCTGGCTCTACTAGCATGTCAATTACGCTTACATGAGCGTCTAATGCGGCTGCAAAGCCATCAATCTTACGAGATTTAGAAACTTTGGTAGGTAGCCAGTTATCGTTTCTGTCTTGTCTTAATCTAACGTTGTTTAAGTACCACTTGAACATTTCTTGTTCATTGAATACTACTTTGCCATCAAGCAATAACTCCTTAAAGTTTTGCATTGGTCCGCCTAAAGTGAAGAAACCCTGACGTACCACTTCGGTAGTGAAGCCTGCTTCTTCTAATTCCTTATTTAGTCGAATAGCCTTAGCAGGGTCGTAATTTATTTGCAAAATGTTGTAATAATCTTTCTTTTCCTCAAACCACTGTAAAACGTAAGAAAAATCGACAAAATCACCCGGAATTATGGTTAATTGCCCTAATCTTTCCCAATTTTTAAGTCTTTCTGGGTTCTTATCACGCTCATATCGTTTCTTAGGAATCCAAGAATGAGACATAATAAAAACACTACCGTCATCAAGAGGAAACTCTAAACATGCAGACGTAAAGTCTTCAGTATCAGAAAGGTCATAACCTCCGATACATTCTCTGTCTAGTAAGCCCTTAACAGGGTAGTGTCTATTGTTCTTTTTAAGTGTTTCAGGTGTAATGAAACTTAATTCATCAGTTTCAGCAAAAATATTAAATTGCTTAGTGATCCAGTCAGCGTACTCTTTAGGCGAACGTTTGTCCTTTTTATAGTCATTTACCATGTCAGCAAGCTGCATAAGACCTAAGTTAGGGTTAGCTTTAACCCACATATTAGGATCATCAGCTTCCTCTGGCTTATCTAAGCTAGCTAAAAAGTAAAATGTACGTTCATCTATATTTTGATCGTAGTTCTCCAAGCAATCTTTACCTTGCTCTATAAAGTCGACTAGTGGGCCGTCTAAGACGTTACCAGCAGTAGTAATATAAACAATCAATGGTTGCTTACGAGTACCACGTGAACGTTTCATAACGTTAATCAAGCTATAGTCCTCGTATTCGTGGATTTCATCGAAAACGCCAAAGTGTAGGTTTTCTCCATCTTTGTTGTTCTTTTCAGCTGACATAGCCACGATTTTGCCGTTTGAAGCAGGAAAACGTATTTCAGAACGGTTTGGTACATAACGTTCCTTTAGCCATTCACTAGCATTAATCATGTTTCGGGCTTCTTCATAAAGAATTGAAGCTTGTTTTTGTGAGTTAGCTAAGAAATAAACGTTTGGGCCTTTTTCTCCATCAAAGCCAACCATATAATCAGCTAAGCCTGATTCCAGCGTGGTTTTACCATTTTTTCGGCCGAGAAATACTACAGCTTCACGAAATCGCCTTACGCCTGTTTCTCGATTTACCCAGCCGAATACACATCCAATAAAAAAATGTTGCCAGGGCTGTAAGACCAATCTATCGAAATCACCTTTTGATGGCTTAATTCTTTTTTCGATAAATCGAATTGGGCGCCAAGCTTTTTCTTCATCAAATACCCAAGGATAATTAGGGTCTTCTTTTGATCTCTTTAGGTCTTTTAAGTGTCTCTCACAAGCTTCTTTAACCTCTTTATTGGTTAAAATGGATCCCTCTTCGACCATTTGAGCATATAAGGTGGTCAGCAGAACTGGAGCTGGCTCTTTTAGGATATGTCCCAATGAGGCTTCTCTCTCTTTCCACTCTTCAGCCCATTTAACGATACCTGCATAGTCGAGATCAAGTACGTTTGTTTTAGAAGTCTTCGTCTCCGTCATCATCGCCTACCTTTTCATCTTTCTTACTTATTGCAAGGGATGCTCTAGCAGCAGGAGTCAGTCCAAGGTCTTTAGCCAGTTTGTCTAACTCGGCTGATAATTTTAATTTCAAAGCAATATCAGGGCTTAATTTACCTGTTTCTTGATTAATACGACCGTATTTAGTCAATCTTCGATCAGCCTTGACATATTCACCCCACAAATCGGCATATCTTGCCAAAGTTGTGATGTCAGCTTCATTCAAAAGGTCAGAATTTTTAAACAGCTCAACAATACGGTTGTATTCCTTTTTCACCACCGCATTAGTTGAAATTGGTATATCCATATTTTGATCAGATACGTGCAATTTCTCTTCTTGCTTAACTCGTCCCTTTAATTGCTCTTTTGTTCTTCTATTTGTATTACCGTTTAGCACTTGTAACATAGCGCTTTGAGCTCTTCTAGGCATAATAAAATTGGTCTACCTCCTTTCTGATGAATTGGGCTATTTTATCACACGTGCGTGTAGCATATTTTATCTATATAGCAAGATTGGTATACCGCCAAAATCGCTAAAAAAACGCTTTGAAAAGCGAATTTATCGTGAAGTCTTGGCCTGCACCGCTCCACCGATGTTGTCATATCAACGTTTTTGACCCCGGGGGGGGTACCTATACGATTTTCGATTAAAAATTGTCCGGGTTTGGTCTAAACGTTTTAACAGAATTGGTATAATTTTTTAGCTGCCTATTTTTTTTGCGCAAATCCATCGGTTTTTCACGGTGTAAAGAGTTGTGACAAGCCGGACAAACTGTTAAAAGGTTATCTAGCTCAAGTTTTTGCCCTTTAAAGGCTCGAATGGGCTTTATGTGGTGTACCGTCGTTGCGAATGTGAGTTTGCCTTTGCGTAAGCATACTTGACACAATCTATGATCTCTATCTAATGCTTGCTTGCGTAGTCTTCGCCACTCTTTGGAGTGATAGAATTCGTTATTATTTGTCTTATACTTGCGTTCTGTCATGATCTAATCGCTTGATATACTTTTCATACTTAAGCAAAATAAAAAGCCTTAAACGCGTTTATAATGCGTTAAGACTTAAGAAGAAAAATATTAAATTTATTTTGCTTTACTTACAAAACTTTATGATACAAATATAACACAAAAATGTGTTCTGATTTTCTCAAATTTTTCTCAAAGCAAAGATACAAAAGAACAACATGTATATAGTGACGTGCTTGCCACCACATGCGACATGACACACACAGTACGTAGATATATACTCACTTGCTTAGCGTGCTTGCGTGTATGTACTTAACTATATACACTTGCTTAATATTACGAATGTATGTTCTATAAATAGGCATAAAAAAAGACCAGCCCACCGAGCTATATAACCTCCGTGAACTGGTCTTATACTTATCTACCTTACTTATCATATAGTATATATATGAGTCTACATACAAAGTATATGCTTGACACAGTAACCAAGACACTTGCTATAGTACTAATCATCACTTACACCTTCTAGCTCTCTAACTCTTGCATCTAGCCACGTTTTGACTTGATCTAACTCTTGCCCGCTTTTTAATTAAAAATCTTCTCTCTAAACTTCGCTAAAACTTTGTTAATTTGCACGTTGTCTATATTTTCACAGTATAAATCTTTTAGCGTCATCCACTCCAAGCCGTTGCCCTCATAGCCTGCCTGCCAATCAATACGGACCTTGTAACAGCCTCTATAGCTTGCATCCCTTTCAACGGTCAAGCTGTCTTCGTTATCAAGGTTTATAACTTGTGTTGCCTTATCTAGTGCTTGTGCTAACTCATCATATACAGTCATAATAATAACCCCCGTTTTTTTACCACACGCCACTTTCACTGGTGTTGATCTTGTCTACTACTTTATAACTTTCCTTGCGCTCTTCATCTTTCTTGCTTGCTGGTGGTATGATGACATCGTCACTCTCTTCATAATCGCTCACAAATTTTTTCTTGCTGTAAAAGGTGAAGTTGTACGTGTCGCCGTTGTCGAAGTCGTTCCCTGCAAAAGCTATAAAGAAGATAGAAACGCCATTTTTCTTGTCTACATAGTTTACACCGTTTTCGAAGTGGAAGGCTTGCACCTTGTCCCCGTCTATCTCGGGTAGTTTCTTAAGCTTGGTACTTTCATCAGTTTCTAGGCTCACACTAGTGGCAAAGCTCTGCCCATCTTCGTTATCGTTCTCCCCGTAGTCGATATATGAGGCGTGTATGCTTTTGATGATAAAGCTATATATATAGCCGTCGCCAAAGTTATCTTCTTTTTTTAGCTTAAAAGATAAACCACGTTTAGTGTCTACATATGTCACGCCCTTTTTAAAGTGGAAGTGTCGGCAAACATTCGAATTCCAAGGGTTACCCGCTGAATGGTCATTTGTATCAGTGGCTAGATCTGGGTAAAAACCAAGTTCGCCCGCTTCTTTTTGCGTTGCTCTTGCCCGGTCCTCTTTAAACTCGTTCGTTATTTCGTCATCTGTATATGTATCAGCTTGTACCACTGGACTTAGTGCACTTAAACCCATACTTAAAATTGCTACACTGCTTAAAATTATATTTTTCAATTTCATTTTTAATACCTCTTTTTTAAAATTTTTAGTATGCGTTAAGTTGTACGCTGTAAACCGAACCCGCTTCAGGATCGCTTAAAAGCTTTAAGTTAAAGTGATACATCGGTTTATAGTAGCTGACTTTAAAGATGTAGTAGTTGCCCACGATGTGAACTGTGATAAGTCTATCTTTACCACTAAACAAGATTAGCTTTTGTTCTTTGTGCGTTTCAGGTGTTGACCAAGCCGCGGTAAGTCCTTTAACACTTCCGTCGGTGTTTTTATCAAGATTGTAAGAAAAGCCGTTTTGTCCGAGTGAATCGAAATTAAGGATAGAGTTATTTTGTTGTTGTGCAACTGTACACCAATCATCGTAATAAGCGCCGTCATTGTCTACCGCTGCATGTGCTTGACTATTTAAACCGAATAATAAACCAACTAAAACAACTAAACTTAATACTAATTTTTTCATTTCTATTTACCTCACTAAATTTTTATTTATTATTTTTTAAAACCACATTGCCTCGTATAAAGCGCCTTGCTTTATACCTTTAACTACTTTACTTAGATAAGATTTTTCGCCGTTGTTCAAGTCTCTTGATAATCCTAAATTCGAGCAGTCCGTATAAGCTCTTGCACATTTTATATAGATAAAATATTCACACGTTTCCGCCCTTAATTCTTGTGCTTGAATTCCGTTACAATATTCACCGACAAATTTTAAAGCCATTCTTTTATAGTCCATAGTTAAAACCCCACAAATTCTCTAAACTTCTTACTTCCGACAAACAAGCCAGCAACAAACGAACATATAATAATTAACAAAATATCTAGCATGCTTGCACCTCTACATTTCATTTAATGCTTCTTTAAAGTATTTAACGTTTTGCGGTGTTAATTCGCTATCAAAATTTAAAAATCCAGGTGCATTGATTAAGCATGTATCAAAAACACGGTTTGCAAGAATGTAGGCTAAAGTGTTTGCTACCTTTTCAGAGTCGGCGTAATCTGTTACCCATTTACCATAGTTTTCTAGGTCAAATTGTTGTACTTCTTTCAGTGCATCGAACACGCCGTATTCTTGTAAAGCTTGTTCTGCTTCTTCATATCCGATAATGTATTCATCAATATTAAAAACATCGTCTAGCACGTCTTGAAATGTGTAGTTATAAATTCCTGTACGTCCATCAAGATTATTTTTAATAGTTTCAATAATTGTTTTTTCAGATAATAAATATTCGCTCATAATAAAAACACTCCTAATCTTTTCTACTAGACCAGAAGTGCTTTTTCTCTATTTTAAAAGTCTTCTGGTCTGCTTGCGTTTTCCTTTAAGTTGAAATTTAAGATGTTCCCGCATCTTTTTCCTCTATCAACTTACACATATATCATATATCCGTTATAACGGATTGTCAATACTTTTTTTGAATTTTATTTTTGCATTTGTTCAGCATAATAATTTTTATAATCTTCTTCTAAGTCTTCAGTATATGTCACACCTTCATCACCAGTGGAATTGTCCCAGTACCACAGAGCCCACGCGTTTTGATCTTCATCAAAGATCAATTTACCTATATACTCTTTTTCGTGATCGGGATTTATACAGTACACTTCTTTACAGCTGCTATCATCTAAAAAAAGCATTTTCATTTTTAACGCCTCCAATTATCTATATTTACCTTCTAAGCTCAAGCGCTGGTATATATCTCCTGAAATTGGATCTCCAAAAACATCATCTAAAAAACCGATTTGATGCCTTCTTGTGGTAGCACTGTAATTCCAGTAGTACTTACTTACGTGTAAAATATTTTTCAACTTATCATATACACAAATTAATGTGTCATAGCTATATAAAGCTTCATATCTTTTTGTTACAGTCTTATACGCCTTACCGTAGAAACTGTGACGGTCACAGTGATTTAAGTCTTCCATATCATCATATTTAGCAAACTCGAACTTTTTTTCTAATTTAGATTTGTCTAAGTCCATATGTACACTAATTTTTTCCATTTTAAAAACCTCTATTCTATTTTTCACTAGACTAGAGGCTTAATTTTTGTTACTATAAATGTGTTCAAAATTAAAAGACCTCTGGTCTGCTTGTGTTTTCCGATTTAAGTTTTTGAACATGCTGGCTCAGTGTTCCCGCACTGGGCTTTTTTTGTTGTTCTTTCAACTTACATATATATCATATATCCGTTATAACGGATTGTCAATACTTTTTTTAAAATTATTTTTGTTCATGCTTTAAGCGCTTATCTATCAAGCCTTTTAGCTCTTTTATATCTTCAGTTTTACCGACCTTATTTATAAAAGTTTTAGCTGTACTAAATTTTTGGTTATAGCGTCTTTTAGCTCTATATGCGATTGCTTCAGGGTCGCCTGCTTCCGCTCGTTCATTTATTCCGCTATTCCACTTACTATTACTTTTTCGATGGCGCTTAATCATCTCATTTTCTGATAAAACCAATAAAAAACACCTCTCATAATTCATTTAAAGCTTCCTTAAAAGCCTTAACATTTTCTACACTCAAACAACTATCAAAACCAATGAAAGCCGGCGCATTTGTAAAGCAAGTTTCAAAAATTGGCTCCGCATTTACATATAGTAGTTGTCTTGCTAAGTCTTCAGGGTCGGCCTCAATAATAAGGCCTTCTGCTTTAACATCTTTTAAAGCATTCCAAATACCATATTTTTGTAGTTCGTTTTTTGCTTCTTGTGAGTCAAGCACAAGACCACCGCCAAACATATCTTTAAAAGCATCTTCAAAAGTATGTTCATCAACACCTTCATAATCATCAATATTATTTTTAATAGTTTTAATAATTGCGTATTGTGTAAAAATATTTTCCATTTTAAAAACCTCTTTTTCTTGTGTTTTCCTTTAAGTTGAAATTTAAGATGTTCCCGCATCTTTTTCCTCTTTCAACTTACACATATATCATAAATCCGTTATAACGGATTGTCAATACTTTTTTTGAATTTTATTTTCGCTGAAAATAAAAATCACATTAAATATTGAAAATATTAGATATACGGTTTTTAGTTTTTGAACATTCCGCCCGTGTTCCGTCTCACGTGAGAACAGCTTAAATATAGAGCGGTATTATAGGGAAGTCAAGCACTATTTTTAGCTAAAAATGCATTTTCAAAATTGGTCTAAAACTATATGCATATCTATACGAGTTTTAATATTTTTTTAATTTTTGATGATGTAAAAAAAGAAAAATGTCGATTTTTGGCTAATTTTGCCTATATAGGCCCTCTTTAAAAAAGCATGCTTTTTTTACTTTTGAAAATTTTTGTTTTTTTCGTTTTTATTTTGAAAAAGCATGCTTTTTTTAGAAAAATTTTGCTTGTGTATTGAAAAAGCATGCTTTTTTTGGCTTTTGTCCCTTTGAAAAAGCATGCTTTTTTAGTTTTGTTAAATTTTTATAGTTTATAGCTGTTATGACTTTCTAAATTGTAAATATCAATAGCAATAACATTTTCTGACGCAATATAAGTAGCCTCAATGATCTTATTACTTACTTCGCAAGGGTCCATATACGCATCAAAGAAAAATACCATCTTGTTATTACCAGCCGTGTAGTTATACCAAATCACTTGTGGTTTATAGTCGTACTGTTCTCTCAACTTGCCAGGCATCCCTAGTTGACGCCAAGCCTTAGCAACAGCGCCAGATAAAAACATGTTATATTGCATTATTTAGCTCCTAGTTTCTTTTTTTATATATTGCATTCTCTTTTTGCTACTAGCATTGTTTAAGCTACTAGACATCTTTATCTGTGAAAGAGCTTCACTAATCATATCAATCGATTGTTTCAACCTTTTTGCTCTTTCATGGATCATATCAATTATTGATTTACTTGCTTTAAATTGTGAAAAGTTGGGTTTATCCTTTTTAAGCTTTTCAATCGGCCTTTTAGTTTTAATCCTCTTCGCCACTTCTTGCAACTCCTTAATTAAATCTTTACCACAAATACATTTAGGATATTGGAATTCTATGTCGTAATCTTTCCATTTGAAATGATAGTGCCAACCATAAGGCGACATTATAAAGTCCATATCATCATTGAAATGCATTGCACGATCAAATACAGCGCAATACATCAATTTTAACAGGGGGATGCAAGCTATAGACATTTACTTCCTTGTATGGCAAGTAAGGCTCATACTCTTTTCTGTATAAATCACGAAAAGCACATAACCAGCAATGACCAGCTTTTACAGACAGTAATCTTATCTTATCGTATGCATTATCAAAAGCAAGCTTGCATAAAAATGCTTGTTCTTTGTTGTCTATCTCTTTGTCTATTGCTTTATATGTGACATTCAAAAAAGAAATGTTAGGTTTTGTCAAAAGTACTCCCCCGTTCAAAAATATCCCCCCTATTAATTTTTAAGCTGACAAAAATAGCCCCCATCAAAATTTAAGGGGCTTAGAAAAATTACTCCTCGGTGAGAAAATACCCCCTATAAAAATTAAGCACGGTATTTTTTCAAAAATAAAAATACTCCCCCCCGTTTAAAAAAGAATGCTTTTTTATCTTGATTTATAAGCAAAAATTCCTAAATCATCATTAATGATAAAAAATCCATCAGTTTTTTTGCCATTTTCTTTCTCGCGAACACTCATAAACTTATCTACATATTCTTGGGGCACTTCAAGATAGAAGCTATTATAAAAGCCATAAGCTCTTACGCAACCATTTTTCGATATACTAGCTATTTCTTTCATTTATTACTCCCTACTAAAAAAGCATGCTTTTTTTACTTTTTAAAATCTCTTTCTGGAATTACATGAGCGGGCTTTTTAAGGATTTCAAGACTTGAACCTGTGATAATTATTTCATTTCTTAAATCATCAAGGTACACATCCAACTTCCCTATATCTCCTCCAGCATCAGCATTCATAACAGTCGCATTATCATTTTCTAAATCATCAATATTAGCAATCAAAGCGTTTTTTATATTCAATTTAATATCCCCCATTTAAATAAGTATCCGTGAACAAATCCAGTACCAAATGATGCCATACAAGACATAAATAATAAGCTTGTACCTGAATTTTGCACCACAAACATCTAAAATGTTTTGAATATTAAAAAATAGTCCAACGAATAAACAGCCACACCAAAAATATATCCATGTACTTTCCACAAATACATCCCCACTATTTTTCTCTTTAGCGATTATTTCTTTTCTGCCTGTCCGGTAGCAATTAACTAGTTCGATTAATTATTGACCTAATCAAATTTTAAAGACTGTATAATTGCTCTCTCAGCACAACATTTCAGAGCTAAAACGCATACCTATAAATATTTGGCTTATTTTTTCAAAGTTATCATTACTTAAGATTCTACTCTGCCTTTTAGCATCTTTTGCCAAATCATAAATTAATTCGGCTGAAACAATATCATACAATTTAATAACTTTAGGATAAGCCTTATATTTAACAGGCACAGAATAGTTATTAGATCTATCTTTTATCCAATTACTTGGATCTATAAAATTACCCCTAAAATTGTTAAAACGAAACTTATCTATAATCCTCTCATTAAAAATGCCCGTAACAAAATTCATATAATCAGTATTTAGTCGAGCTAATTTAATAAAACTATCTATGCGTTTTTTAGTAAAGTCCATTCCATGAGAGAGGGCATAAAATGTTTCGTCTTTAGTTTTGACCTTTATTACTTTGCCACCGTATTTCAAAGCTAATACAGCTAAAGAATCATAAGCAGATGCTCTGCAATGCATAATTGTTTGCTTTAATAGAACTTTCTTAGCATCGTCTATTTTCTTGGCTTCTTCTTCGATACTTTTGCTTTGAGTTTCTTTTTCTTCTGACATAAAAATAGCCCCCGTTAATTTTTCAATGTCTTATTTTCTAAGCTTGAGATATTACCAATTGATTTACCATTAATCACACTAGCTTTAAAAGATAATTGATCTCCAGGTCTAATTAAGTTGGCAAAATCATAATCATTAGTATTAACCGTGTAAATGGTATTGCTACCTTTTAGCGTAAACATAGCCTTATTCTTACTTGAAACAATTGCTACTCGGTCTACCACACCAGTTACCCTCTTGAAGGATGCTTTAGCTGTATTGCTATTAACTCCCCCGTTATTTACTAACGCTTGTCTATAATCATCTAACGCACTAATTGGAGTAGTTCCCTGAGCGTAAATACTTTGATCTGATGCGTTTAAGTAATAGTATCCTCTAATTGCATGCGTTGAATCTAAAATGGTCATAACCCATGTAGGATTGCCGTTGATGTTGTATAACACTGGCATATTAGCTTTCCATTGTTGAGCTTTGTAATCTTGGTTAGCATTATGAATTGCACCATCGCTATCCATCAAATTACTTGCCTTATAGTAAGTTAATTTACCGGTACGAGCATTAATCATTGAATAGCCCATAGCACTATCAGAGCCAGTCTTATCTGTAGTGAAATCAGTGAAGTAAGAAATTGAGCCATCTCTATTAAAGATTGAAGTTACTCCATCTTCTACGCCATTTCCAGTAGGTTTAATTACATCTGTTTTACCAAAATGAGCATTCCAGAAGCCGTGCTTATATTTACCGAAGTCTCTGTTGATTAGATCGGCTGTTTCAGTGGTAATACCCTCATCAATGAATTTAGGCATCCCTTTTAATGAGTAAATCTTAACGTCGCCTGTTTGAGCATCCAATACAGCTACATGGAGCTTTTCAAAGTTAACTCTATGACTTAAAAACTCCGATTTATAAACGGTTTGTACCCAATATGGTTTACCATTATCGTTAATTTCTAATTGTGGAGCGCCTAAAGATAACCAGCTATTAGCTTTTCTATAAATTTGACGGCTAGCATCTCTATTGAAATAAGCACTAGTAGCATATTTATAAGGCTGTTTTACAAACTTAGGCGTAGCATTTTGCTTTGTGGCATCAATAATGAAATACCCTGGTATTGTTTTAGCATTACGCATTTCAAAGAATCCATTATATTCAATTGGGATCACATATACCGGCTTACCCTTATAATATTGCGCCTGAACGTTCTTGGATACTGAATAGTACTGGCTATGCGGAATATCTGAAGCGCTCTTACGCACCCTGTTAAGCACTGTTACAGGCGACAATGCAATAGGTGTTTCTCCACGCTTAAATGTTGGTGCCTCAGTTGACTTTGAATATTCTTTGCTGATTGAGTCATAGGTTGGTCTTACTGACATAGACGAATGCAAAGCTCCACCAATCCAGATTAAAAAACAAAGTACTACTGGAACGACTGAGCATAAAAAGATAATTGCTTTATGGTCATCAGAGTCATTATATGAATCGTCGCTAACAGTGTAGATAATCCAATAAATTATGCCAAAAATTAACGTATAAAAGAAATTACCACCAATAATACTCAACAGATTCTTAGATGGTAGCAAGAAATATGTATTAAACGCAGCCAATAAAGCAGGACCGATAAAAGACCAGATGCTTCTTTCCCATTTTTTTGTAGTTAATCCCAATACCACCATTGCAAGACATGGTACTAGCAAATACCAATAATATACTTCTAACATTGTTTCTCCTTATCAATCAGCCATAGTTGGATTTATTACTTTGCCGTCTTTTACTTTCTGCTTCACCATCATGATACGGTTTGGATAAAGCACTATATCAGCAGTTTTATAGTCATCAACAGAAAAGGATGTGTTATCCGGTAAAAGCTTAGGTTCAGCGTAATATTCATACCATTTGAATGCTGAATATACTATTTTTCTTGCCTCATTTTCTGACCATGTTCTAGTAACACTTCTACTATGACTAAAAATCTGATGAAATACTTTTGCTTTCTTTGAGCTTTCAATATAAGCAATAAAATCATTTAGTTCTTTTTTCGAAGATACATCTATGGCTGCTAAATGATCTTTTTGTCCCCAATCATAATAAATAGTGTAAACATTATTTATTTTTTCTTGAGCTTTGGTGGAAGCCATATTTTGTAATCGCTTATTTACAATCGATGTTAAGTCATCAATTTTTTGCTGCTGAAGCTTTATTTTGGTATTCAAAAATTTATTTTTCATTTCAAGGTGGTCAAGTTCTTTATTATTAATATATGTATCTGATACGCCACCATAATCATCTTTCTTACATTTCTTGCTAAATAGCCCCATTTATTTATGCTCCTCCAAAATCAACTTACCGTTTTTTACTATTTGCCGAGCGCTAGTAACATAGCCATCCTCAAAGAACGTTGGAACTGCTTTATATTCCGCTACATGTCCATCATTATATTTAGTTTTAAAGCCTTGAACCCATGTAGTCCAGTTGAAATAGTTATTATGTATCAAAGTATATATTTCATCTACTTTCTCTATATAGTCCAATTCTTTTATGTCTTTTGATGTAGCAATATCTAATTCTCGCTTTTCGGCAAAATAATCAGACAATTCAACATGATAAATATTAGGAGCAGGAAATTTGGGTAGAGAACTTTTTTCTTTTGGAGTTTCTTGCTTCTTTTTTAACCGCTTAATTTCACTTTTTAGTTCGAATATTTTTTTATCTTTTTCCTTAATTTCTTTATCTTGCTTAATTTCTTTATCTTGCTTAATTGTTATCTTATTTAAATCATTCTTGGTAATAAAAAAACGCATTTAAGCACCTCCCTAAACATGTAATCCTAGTTCAATAGCCACTTCCTCGAGAAACTGATTAAATTCACGATATGCTGTGGCTGAACTACAGCTTAATTTATTGTCTTCTGCTAATTCTCTAATTGAGTAATACTTGCGCACTTTAGCATCAGTAAAGAATAGATACTTAACGATTTTTTGAACATCTTCTGTAGCTTCTTCAAAACATACTTGAATAGCAAAGTGTTCACGCCATAAGCTGTTTAAACGCTTATCCTCGTCAATAGTAATCAGCATTCTATCTACAGCATCGTTTTTCTTGAATTGAGCTTTACCTCCCCCTACATTTTCATCTCGTTCTTGATAGGGATGTCTTAGCTCAAATTCTCTTTGTGCTTTGTACATACTGTAATGTGGATAATCTTCTAAAAGTGCTTCAATGTAGGCTTTTGTTTGTTTTTTCAATTTATTCTTCCTTTGTGCTTATTTCAAAATGCCATTAATTAACTTGAGCAGACATACAATTGCTGTTAGTCCAATTCTAATTGCGTAAAAAATAGCCCATATATTAAAGATTGCGACCGTAAAAGGCCAGATTGCAGTTAATGTAGATGTCAAAACGTACGTTCTCCCTTTTTGTATGAAAAAAGCCCAGCCTAAAGCCGAGCTCATGATTGAATTTGAGGCTAGACCGAAAAAAAGATGTCTAATCAATTGAACAAACATAAAAATATTTTATTTTTGCAGTGTCAATTAAGTCTAGCTTGTATGATAGCAAGTGATGTGATGTGTATGCTCTGGCACCACTTGCTACCGGTGCAAAGATTTTGTAGTCGGCAATCTCTACACATGAGGGCTACCATCAAAGAGAATCTTAACTCTGACCTTCTCCGTGCGACTAAACCACGATGGATCACGGCACGTAGCCATTAGTCGGAATGGCTACACTCCTCTAAGAAGATATAAGGTATCGAACCTAAACCAAGCTAAGGCAACTTGATGTACACCTGTACTACCTTCAAAATGCACGGATCACCGTGACTAACTTGGTATGAATATACGAATTACCAATTCCGCATATTCTCGCTTTCTTTTTACTTAGTTGTAAAGCTCTCGAAAGATCAACTACTATAGCAACAGGTGGAATCGAACCACCTCGCAACCGTTGATTGCTACCAATCTGTCAAATAGTTTTGATTAAGAACTATTTCACAGCATATTTCTATTCGTTAAATATGCAAAACTAGAATACTTTTTCTCCGAACTTATAGTGCACATCATTCAGACCCGCAGGTATTCAAGCGTATGGCGACGAAAGGACTTGCACCTCTGAAACCTTTCGGTGGCGGATTTACAGTCCGCTGTCGTTGCTACTGGACCACATCGCCAAAATAATGGTGGAGTCTTATTAGGACTCTGATGACTTACATCATGACTTTATTAAGCTACTATCAACATATCTCGTACCCACAAGAGCGACCTGTGAGCTGACATGCGCTTTCTAAGGATAGAGCGGAGACTGGTTACTCCCTAACTTTCACCCGATATACGAATACTTTTAATTGTAATATTTTTCTGTAATATTCATATTAAAAAAACTGACCGTTTGAGCTACTCGCACAACGCTGGAACTTTATGGTCTGTTACCAGACTTCAAGATCAGTAGGCATTCTTACTATCGTTCTTTCGAACGGCACGCTTGGTTCCAAATAGACATAGATAATCTATCTGTTTGCTACGGAGGACTTACTTGTAACCGAAACATCACAATTCGTCCTTCTGATTTGCCCAATTCCGCGCTTGCTTTAAGTCAATGATGCGCCTTTCCTTGCTTCTCCCCTAAGAGCTTTCTTTCACTCTGTCCTTGCGAATTACCGCCGGGATTCAATTGAATAAAAAAGGTAGCAGCCTTATTTACGCAACTGTAGGCTTTTTGAAAGAAGTATTGCTGGAGGGATTATCAGTCCCCGTTGCACCAGCGTCACCATAAAAATGGATACTTGCACAGCGGATAACACGGACAAAGAGGAGATTCCTTCTTTCTCTTGTTAAATTTGATGTGCTTATGTGCAAGCATCCTATAAGCCTAAAGGGATTCGAACCCTCATATCTACTTCAGTAATAGTAGAGCGTTCTACCAATTGAACTATAGGCTTACTGAGATGTTTTCTTTTTGTTATCGTTAGTACATTAACTATCTTAGCAATTAATTTATTGAACCATTATGTAAATATAATCAAATAGCTATTGACTTTTGCGTCGGTATTTAATATTTAAGCGCAAAATTTCTTAACCAGTTCTTTAATAACTGCTTTAGTAAGGTTTTCTCTGAATTTAACTTTAGCTTCTACTCTGGGGAGATCACTATAATGACATTCAACATGCAATACAGTAACTTGACCATCATCTTTATATAGCCCTGTTTCAGGGATCACCTTATTGCCCATTTTTTGTGGGTTAAGTAAATCCATGATCATTTTAACGACATTATCTATATCAGGAGTTCCTTTACCTTTTTTATATGGTTCGACAATACCGGCTAAAGCAGCCTTTTTCATATACTTGGGCCAACTCTTAGGAACCGGATAGTACACCTTCAAGCTTAGCTCAGCTTCATCTGGTATATCGTACGGGCCATCATATGCTTTATGCCAAGCTAAACGTCCTTTATTTTCATACAATCGGGTTTTTGCTTGCTTAATACCATGAGGGCGACCATATTTATAGCCCACCACTTTTGGACGTTGTTTGCCAAAAGGATCTCCTGGAATGACGACATTTACTTCTTTAGTGGTCCTTAATTCATCTAGTTTTTTACTTAGTGTGGTCAGTGTCACTTGAAACCTCACTATTAAAATCTAATAATGGTTGGATGTTTCTTACCCATTGCATAGCTACATAATTGACTAAATCAATACTAGTATCAGTCGCAGAACTTGCTAGTTTATGGACTTCTTCTTGGCTCATTTTGTCCTTGTCTTGAAGCTCTTCAGCTAAAGTAATCAAGCGCGAGGCTTTTTGAACAACTGGCCAAGTAGATACCATAACCTCATTCTTAGATGAATACATGCTGATAGATCTTTCAAATGCAGATTTGCCACCATTGTCATAGTTCTTACCACGTTCATTTTTGATTTCTAATGCTTTTTCAAAGAATTTTCTAACATCTTGAGTTTCTTTTGTTTCTTCCATGTTTACCTCATTAAATCATTAATTCTGGGATACTTACTTGCATAAAACTTTTAGGATCAGTCTTAACATAGGTAGATAGCTTATTCTTAACCCTATAAAAGACGCCGTTCGGCAATTCGAACCAATACCACCTATTTTCTTTTAGTTCATACTTGGTATTGCTACCTTTCAGTAAAGAACTAAACGATGCTCGATTGTAACGACACCAGTTTCGTAAAGTGGCTTGCGTTTCAAAGTAAATCTTAACTTTGGTTTGCTTATTAATTAAACAATTGGTAAATAGCGGTGGATGAGATACCCCTCTTAGCCACATTGATATAGTTGCTTTAGGAATATCCATTTTAAGGGCTATCTCCATAGTAGGAATACCTTTTTTAGCATCCGCTATTGCCATCAGTTTTAGCTTTTCTGTATAAAGACTAAATTTTTTCTTTTGTGGCATTAATTGAAAAGCAACAGCTTCATCAGTCTCTAATACAGATTCTTCTTTAGGCTTAGCTTTTTTGGGTTGGGTTACACGCTTTCTGGTTTTACTCTTTACAGCCGTTTTTCTTTTAGACTTAGAAGATGCTTTTTTGGCCCCGTCCGAATATAAGGCTTGCTCACCTATTGCTTGTACCTTAACGATCTTATCCAACGCCAGTTTATCTGGATCATCAGGCGGGCATTTAATCACTGAACCATACTTTTCTTCAATACGATTAGTCAAAAGTACTATAGTGTTAACACTCTTTCGTGTGCTAGTCATTCTCCTATCACCTCTAGCCTTTTTCCGATTTGCTCAATGACTGGAACAGTTACAGCATTACCAGCCTGTTTATATAGTTGGCAGTCACTCACACCAGCTTCTTTAGCTTTTTCAAACTGTTCATCGCTAAATCCTTGCAAGCGCCAGCACTCTTTAGGCGTCAATTTTCTAATAGCAATAAATTTGCCATTATCTAATAAAACACCATGCCTATCTTGACCAGTCAAGGTAAATTCAGGCTCATCAATATTTTTAAATCTACGTCCGTTTTGCCGCTTATTAATCCTGTCAGGTGTTAATACTGCGCTTACTAAAACTTTAGGTTCACGGTCGCCACCTTGCATTGTAGTTAAAGTAGGAGATATACCATTAAGATCATATACTCGCCCTCGTTGTGGATTGCCTCCAAAACTATTGGTTTTCACGAAGTTTCCAATTTGTTTTACTGCAACTTTATAAGGACGTTTGTAATCAGTTGCCGTAAGGGTTGGACTTTTCCCTTGATCAGAAACAACAATTTCAGATTGATGTTTGGGCTGGTTTATTTTAATTACATTTGTTCGAGCAAAGCTTTGACTTTGTCTGTTGATAGGAAATACTTGTCGGGTACGTACCCCCCCCTCTAAGATGTCCGACAATATATACTCTTTCTCGGTTTTGAGCGACGACATCGGCAGAGTTGATAACTCCCCATTCGACATCGTACCCGACTTGGTCCATTTCAAGGAACACCCTTGCAAAATCCCATCCTCCATTGCTGGATAGCAAAGCTTTAACATTTTCCATGAGTAGATAGGCAGGTAGCGTCTTCTTGTTTTCAATCCTTTCTTTAAGGCATCTGATAATCTCAAAAAACATGGAGGATTGACTACCTTCAATGAGTCCTTTTTGCAGTCCTGCAACGCTGATATCGGTGCATGGGCTTCCGAAAGTCCAAATAGTTGCATCTGGTAACTCTTCTCCTTTAACTTCTTTGATGTCATTTCCGTTATATTCTCCTTCAGTGTTATACATTGCTTGGTAACTCATGCGTGCATATTTATCCCATTCAACATATCCAACGCATTCATGCCCTGATTTTTCCAAACCAGATCTGAAACCACCTATTCCGGCAAAAAAATCTATAAATTTCACTCTTTTCTCCTCATTTTAAAGAACTCATGTTCGAATGATAATTAAAAAATAATAAAAGGCATACTTTTTCTGCCTTATCATTCAACTACAACAATCCCAGTTGGATGTCGCTCAAACATATCTTTTGATGCTTTTAAAATATATTTAGCACCGTCGACAGTTGAAACTTCTCCATAGTCACGCTGAAACTGTGCAATTAACTTGCCATATTTTTTCTTGAGATCTGCATCTAAGCCATATACCTCTAAAATATATAAGCTTTGCACAACATACGGAATCAAATCTTTTGCCATTTTTCCTTGCCAGTCTCTTTCATACCCACAAGGCAATCCAGAGAAAAGATTACTGTAATTCCATGAGCAATGAACACCATCGTCATCTAATGGATAATGCTCTTTAGTATTGCTAACCAAACTAATCCAATAGCTCACTAGATTTCCTCTCTTTCTACTTCGCTGAACCGAAATGTATCACCACCATATTGAATGAATACATGTTGATCTGTTAAATCTAGTCTTCGGCATTTAAAGAAATTACCATCATAAACTTGGTCACATTCTTCATTGTCAGCTAGTTCTTTTCTAAATTTAGAAACAGCCTCTTTCTTATTAGGCGCAATGATAATAGCATTTTGAATTGCATTTTCTATCAACGTGTCGTCAGCTTGAATTAAGTAAACTTTATTTGTTTTCATTATTTATTACCATTATTTAGAGTAAGTATCCAATCATTTGACGGGTCAACTACCACATTATCCCAGTTTGCTCTATATTCCTGCACTACTTCGTCAGCTGTAGCTAGCGCCTGTGTGTATTTAGAATTTTTTCCATCTGGTGTCACAGTGCCAGGAGACATATGCAAGTCCCCTGCTAAGAAAGCTCCACTATACTCAGCACCCCATGGGTTATTGCTGTTCCGAATTATCACTGATGCGTTAGTATCGGCATCTCCGTTATTCCAAAACGTAATAACATCTCCTTCTTTAAATGAACTTTTTTTTCTATGTGTAATAAGACTTAATCTCATCTTTATTTTCCCTTCTTTATCTATTATTTAGTTCTGCCGTAAGCAGATAAAATGCACCAGTTAGTTGGAGTATCATATTGCTTATACCATTTAAATTCAGTAAATTTTACATGCAACCACTGCTCCATAATCGCCATAGCTTCTTCTTTGCTATATTCCAGAGGTAAACCTAAATGATTGTAGGGTGCTGGTTGTTTGATATAAGGCATTTCAAAATGCGTCAATTCATTCGAAATGTGCTGCTTTTTTGAATTTATTTGTTCCCCTAAATACCTGCCGCATTTAGGGCAAAAGCTGATATCGGTTGAGAATCTTTCTTGAATGCCATTGATAGGATCGGCTGTATCATTAACAACGATATACAAGCAATATCTTTCATGACTTTTGATAATAGTTAGTTCTTCTTCTGCAAAACCTAAATCGTAAATAAATGACTTACCCTCATCGCCATCAAATATACAGTACTCGCAATTAAGTTGATTCCATTTATGAAAATTAAGTAAATCTTTCATCAAGTTTCTCCTAATCTTCGTACATAATAAGAGCCAAAAAATTGGCACCGTCTATTTCATCAAAAAAACTACTGAATTTAATATCAACCACATGCTTATCTCTGATAAATTTGTTAATTTCAATGTCAAGTGTATTGGTATCAAATGCGCCTACTGTTTTAACCTTCATCAAATCACCTAATCTCTATAAATAAAATCATTGTTTATTCTTTCATCGCTTTGCTTTAAAGTCATAGTTTGCTATTATTTATCCTCTTTATGATAATAAATAAAACCTAACATAACAGCTCCTTTCCTCGTTGCCATTCTTTCTATTTAACTAACTTCGCTAAGATCTTTTGCTTATTTGCAATTGATAATTGGCTAATATCATCAACTAATTGATTGAATTTCGCATCCGCTTTCTTTTGACGGGCTTCTTTTTTACACTTAGATATTGTTTCATCTTCCGACTTAATCAATTCATCAAGGACTTTAAAGTTAAATTTTATAACTTCATGCTTCGCATACTCTTCATTTACGCCATTAGATTCAATATCATAAGTCAAAGTATGGATGGATCGGATATTTTTACAATTACCATCCTGATACGCTTTCAGATAATTTTCCAGATCTCTATATTTATTAGAAAACTTACTATCATCAGAAGATAGATCAAGTTCTGTAACTTCAAAACCTGGAGTCGGATGCTTCCAATATCCATGATCGCTAGTAACCCAAGGTAAACGTAAATATTTATGAATTAAAGTGGGTAAAATAATCTCAGGCGAATTGGATAAAACTAAGTCGTAATCACTTACAACGCAATCCGCCATATCCCTCCAACCAGTTTTCACAATATAAAATTTAAAATTTCCATTATCGATTTCAGATTTAAATTCAAGAATATCCATAAATAATTACCTCCACATCAGCGATTTGTATCAATTCATATTTTATATATTTTTAGCACTATAATTAGTAGTTTGCTAACAATGTGACGACTTGCTTAAAAATGTGACTAGTTTGTGACGGGTTTTGCCAGGAATTTTGCCTTTAAAAATTGCGTGAATTCCTGTACCTGATTGACTAACTTCCATATAGGTGTTGTTAGTTAAATCTTGAAATTTATTAACCAGATTATTAGGATCAGTGTCGCCATTTTTCCAGTCTTCAAGATTACTATCTATATGATCGATATCTAAGCCTACATATCCATTAGCAAAGTAAAATGCTAATCCATCTGCACGCTCAATATTATTTAAAGCCCGAATAGCCGTATCAAAGTCTGACCAAGTACTCACATCATTAGACTTACCAGCCGAACCATCATAAGGATTTATAGGGATTTTTGTATTTTTCTTACGTGCTGGAACCCATTTGAGTTCGAAAAGTCCCCATTGCCTAAGCTTGCGTAATTCCTGAGGTATACCTTCATAATTAAATTTTGCCATTTACCTCACCTTTTAATGTAATAGGCTAATAATCCATTGAATTGCTGCTCCAATGAAATTAGGCAATAAAGCTATAATCAAAGCGATTACTGTAAAAATTAATGCTGGTATTATGTCATGAATTAGCTTCTGTCTTCTAATACTTTTTGGAAAAAATACATTAAATGCATCATAAAAAACTATGTATAATGATACGAGCCAAAAGATTCCAATCAGCAAATACCAAGCTATCGACATTACTTTAATCATTTATTAGCTCCCTAAAATGGCAAGTCAGCATCGCTGATATCTACAGATGATTGATTAGTGCCAAATGGATCAGCATATGATGCATTATTTGCATTTCCACTAGTATTACTATTACCTTGTGTCTGTGAATTCGCTCTTTGAGTAATAGGGAATCCTAATTGGTTAGCAATAATTTCTGTAACAAATACTTTATTGCCATTCTTATCATCGTAAGATCTGGTTTGAATGCGTCCTTGTACTTGAATCGCATCCCCTTTCTTAAAGTAGTTTTTAAGAAACTCGGCAGTCTTGTTCCAAGCTACAATGTTGATAAAGTCAGCTTGTTGCGTACCGTCTTTTCTCTTGGGTCTATCAACTGCCAAAGTAAAACTAGCAACTGGCGTACCATTTCCTGTATTTCTCAATTCTGGATCTTTTGTTAATCTACCTTCTAACAGTGAAAAATTGAACATTATTTCTAATTCCTTTCTTGCTGTAACTTCAATTCGTTTAATAAAATCGCGTGACTCAATCTTTTGCTAATTTCTTGCAAGCAATTAGAATACTTAGTCAGGTCTTTTGCAATTTGGATATCGCCTTGCAACCAAGTGGGTTCGCATAAATTATTAAGGTTTTGCATTGCCTGATAAGCGTGATGCGCATCCCCAATCATAAGTGAGTCCATAAACAGACCTCTATTCATATTGATATCGTTGTTCCATTCTTCAAGTGCATCCAAAAACTTATTTGCCACCTCAACAGCAATATCATTTGTTTGTTCTTGGTTTTCCATCTTTTTTCTCCTCATATTCAATCTTGACTAGCGAATCGTCTTCCATGACGTAATACCATTCGCCTTTCTTGTACTTAACGCTCTTGATTTTCATAAAACGAACACTACTAACCAAATCAAGCCTAAAATCATCCCACAGATGATCGATAGAACGGTTAATGCTACCCAATCTATATCTGCTTGACGAATCTTCTCAATCAAATTCATAAGTGTTACCTGTTTCTAGTGGTTCCAAGAGTTGCTGTCTAACGTAACCATTTGCAATAGTGTTAATGCTTGATTAATCAACCGTACGCCTGATTTATTCAACTTAGAGGGATGTTCTGTTAACGCAAGTAAAGTATCGCTAGCTCTTTTTATTTTTCTTAAATCATCATTCATCAGCTTTTCTCCAAAAAGTATCGTCATCATATAGCGTATTGAGCAAAGTGGGAATAACACTCCTTATTTGCTTATTTCCCTCTTCAGTAAGAACATCGTCTTCTAAGATATCTATTAAGTCGTAAACCAGACATTTAAAATTTTCTTTATCTAAATAACACATGTCCTTAAATGATAAATTGGATGGTCGAGCGATTACTGTTTCAATTTTTGACCAATTGTATTTCATTTATTTCTCCTCACAAGATTAAATTCAACTCCACATGATTAAGCATCTGGCTTTGTGCTTTGTTGTAAATATCACGTTCAACTTCAAAGCCATAAGCATTTCTACCTAATTCAGATGCAGCTCTTAATGTTGAGCCACTACCTGCTGTAGGGTCGATCACTACATCGCCTGGATCTGTAAACAGTGAAATTAATCGTTTTAAGACAGGAATAGGCTTTTGAGTTGGATGTATTTTTGGATATCCATCATCAACCTTCCATTTCATGTGATCTAATACCATGTGCCCGTGATTGTTAAATTTAGGTAATTTATCACGATATAGTACAAGCGCGAACTCAGTTGCTCCAACAATACGCATATTTGCTTTTAGCACTTGAGAACTAGTCTTTTTAGTGAAAAACAATGGATATGCATGCTTGAACCCCTCTTCTTTAGCTTGATCTATAAGCATAGGCATTTGTTGCCATGAGCAAAATACAATCATAGCTGGTGCTTTACCTGTCTCTTTTGGTTCTTTGATTAATAATTTACGTGCAAACTTCATAAAGTTGACAACGTTAAATCCCTCATCACGATTAAAGAAATTGCTATTAGCCAACTTGCTTTCTCCGTTTTCAATTTCTCCATCTTTATACCATTGAGGATTAGAAGCATAGGCGTTGTTTCCTATGTTATAGGGAATATCAGCGATAATTAACTGTGCTTTCGGTATTCCATAACGCTTAAAATTTTCAAAATTGTCACAATAAAGCTCGCATTTCAAATTTTCAATTTTCTTATACTCAATTTGATCTTTTGAAAGCATTATTTCTCCATTCTTTTATCTGCTAAATTAGTAAAATCTATTAGATGTCCTTTGCCACCTTCAAGAATCCTAGAGATTAGTCGTTCGTGGTACTTAGCTTTTAGCTCATTCATCGATAGGTTAGTTGTTGTGATTACTCGCTGATTTAATTCGTACAAACTAAATATCGTGTCTTGAATAAAGTTGTTAGCTTGGGATGCTGCACTCTCTGCGCCTAAATCATCAAGAACAACCAAATCGGCATCCTTAATGACTCTCTCTGTATAATCTTTTGACCATAAATGGTTAACTGGATCATTAAAGTAATCTCTTTTAGCGTCAAGCAATTTAGTGACGCTAAAGAACAAACATCTTTGCATGGGTTGTGCATTTAAATTAACAGCATTCAAGATAGCCATAGCTAAATGAGTTTTACCTGTGCCAGACTTACCAAAGAATAAAGAATTAAATTTCTTATCTTTATCTTTATAGTATTCGCCAGCAATCTTACGAGCCATGTTCTTAACTAATTCTTCTTTGCTATCTTTGGCTACTTTGAAGTTGTCAAAAGTGTAGTTAAGTGTGTCTTTCCTATCAAATAGCGAATAAATTTTTAAGTAACTCAAATATGAGTCTTTTTTGACCTTATCTGCTAATTGGTCTAACTCTTTTTCTCTGGCTTCAGATTCGCATTTAGGACAATAGGGTTCTATTTTTATGCGTGATCCTATAACTTTTATCTTATTAATGTGATGGATAGGACATATTTCATCACTGGGAATTTGTTTAACTCCTAGCATTCTTGAATAAGGTGCATCGTTTTCGGCGTTGACCATTCATATCACCTCTTAAAACGGCAGATCATCGTCATACATGCTTGAATCATTGTTGTTTGCAAACATATCTTGATTAAATCCACCATATTCTTGTTTAGGCATGCTTACCTCTTCTTCATCATCGAAGCTACCGTTAAACCATGTAGACCCATTTTGGATGAATTGTGGGTCAGTATGCTCGCGCTCTAGACGTGCAATGTATAAATCTAGCTTGTGAGATATATAAGCATTAGTGTGTTTCTTAGATGCTTTACGCCATGCTTTGTAATGACTCCAAGCTTGTTTCTTGCCACGTTTCTTAGGGTATTTAGCCCATACTGTTTCAAAATCCTTTTGCCATTGTTCTAATTGCGAACTTGGTTCAGGGGCGTGTGCATCGTCAGATGCACTATTATATTTATTCTCTGAAGTAGTCTCTGGATAATCTCTGGTATTGGTCTGCCCATTTTGGGCTTCTCCATCTACCCATTTTGGGCAGACCGTCTGCTCATTTTGGGCAGATCGTCTGCTCATTAGTTCATTGAGCTTTGTTTCATCAATTGAATACCATCGAGTGTTGTCAAACCCGGCTTTGTTGAAGTTTCCAGTTAAAACAATGCCTGATTTTTTGAGCTTACTAATAGCACGTCTAATTGTGTTAATGCTCCAAAAAGGAAAATTATCTTTTTTCCAGTTATCGTAAGTGTTGTATACCCAGTACTTCCCGTTAATTTCTTTTGCTGACTTCGAATGGAGCCAATAATTAAGCTGTTGCAAAACTATTGCTTCATTCAGCCCGAGTGCAGTTGCAATTTTTGTGTCAACCACAATGGGATGCTTATCAAATAGCCAACTTGCTTTCATTGGTTAACTCTCTTTCTTAGCTTCTTTGGCTTTCTGTGCTCTTAAATAAAATTCAGTGAATTGCCTAATCAAATTTCCTTGTGGTGTTGTTGGTTGATTAAACCAATTTCTCCACCACTTGCTTGCGTTCTCATGATCTTTTGATTTCTTATCAAGCACTTGGGAGTAAACGTTGAAAATATTGGTAGTAGCACCGTTGTATTTGACTTGCTGTCTAGTCAATTCCTCATCGGTGTATTTCTTAAGCTCATTTACATTGCTTTGAGCTTTTGTTGGAGCTTGTTTTGGCGTTCTAGCTGGCTTAGTGGTTTTAGCTTGTTGGGTGCCATGATACTTGTTTGAGTCAGGATCAGTTGAACCATCGTCAATTAAGAACAAATTAGCTAATGCGCCCTTTTTGGCATAGCTAGCAGCAGAGCCAGAAATTTGCGGTGCGTCCATACCTTTCTTTTGTGCATCCTCACGGGCTGCATAGCTGGTTTCAATCTCAAAGTCGGGATCAATATATTTAGCTGTGGCATTTTGATAAAGATAATTGCCAACTGTCATCGGTTCTGTTTTGAGCACTAGACGAGCATTATGCTTTGCTAAGAGCGGTTTTAATACATTCAAGACAAGTTCTAGGTTGAAGTAATCAAACTTACCGTATGAATTGTTTAAGGTCTTTGAAACAGACATCTTTTCTTGAATAGATCTGAATGCTGAATCATTTTGCTTGGTTGATTTTGCCTTACTAGTGGAATCTGCTTTGGTTGCCGTCATTCTTTAATTAACTCCTTTACTTTCTCAATGCCATAATCAGAAAAGTAGAATTGCAACATCACGGTGCTTCTTAGCTTTCCGTTGCACATATACGTGTACTTTCCTTTACGCCATTCACCAAAAACATTGTGCGATTTTTCAAACTTCGCTGGGAACATTTTTCCGTGTCTCGCTCTACGTCCTATGAATTGTGTAGTTACGTTGAGTGCTCTAGCCAAGGCTCTCATAGAAAGTCTTGGCTTGGTCCTTTCTTGAGTAGGTAGCTCTCTCCAGTGAGCAGTAGTGCCATCATATACAGGGCTATCATCTTTGCTATCTTTACTGTCTTTCAGAGAATGGGACGCATTTGAAAGATTATCTGAAAACAATTCCGCAAGCTTTTTAGGCTTAATCTTTTTTGGTCTCAAAATTTCTTTTTGCTGGTCGATAATTGCATTTTGATTACTAAGGATGGCATCTTGCTTGTGAGCTATCCCAGAAAGCAAATTTTTGATCTCTGAGAGTTTTTTTGCGTCGCTAGGTAGATTAGACGTCCACTCATAAAATCTTCTGTAAGTTGCTTAAATTTTTGATCTAAGTATTCTTTCTCATTTTCACTAAATTCTCTATTGAACATCACTATTACCCTTGAGTTTAGTGATCTTACCCTCAATTCCGTTGTCTCGCAGATAGCGCATAAGGTTATCGTATTGGTACTTAGTAAGACTTATTTTGAGCAAAAACGTATGGATTTCATCAACGATTTCACTAGTTGAGGTATCAATCACTTTGTTGCCAACCACTTTGTGATTAGCATTCTCATATTCCTTTCTTCTCTCTGTTTTTTCTTTTTCAATATTAATAAGATCTTGCTTATAGTTTTCCATGTTGGTTAATACGTCAGATAAAGACTTGGTTTTTAATTGGTCTAAAAATGGTTCAGATCCAATTGCAAGCTTTTTAGCTTGACTAATAACCGTTTGACGCATCTCTTTTTGCATCTCTTGTTCTTTAACAAAAGATTCGCAGCGAGATTTAATATCTCTAACCATTCTTGGATATGACCAAGTCGTCTTGTTATAGTCGGGATTATAAGAAACTTGTTCCTCTGTTACACCGTATGTATCTAAGATCTTGAGATATTGAGGATATAATCCGGCTTGCCTATTCTTTCTTGCAGTTTCTTGAAATTGCTTGATTTGAACGTCCAAACCATGCGATGTAGCATCAATCTTCTTAATCAATGCATCAACGTGATTTTTAAAGTCCTCAATAGGTTCTTTAGCTTCATTAGACTTATCTATGCGGTATCTGTTTAAAGCTTTGCTAACCTTGCTTAAATCCGATTTAAGAGCCCTTGACTCTTTATAATTCTTTGTAGTAACGACTAATCCCGTATATCTCTTAGCCATGTCATCAACTATTTTGTCTAGAGCTTGACCATTTTCAAACTCAATACTTGCCGGCTTAACGACAACTTTGAAATCGTCTTTATTTATTGGGACGAGACTTTCTTCTTCTGACAATGTATCCTCCTAAATAGTTTTCAATGAACCATCTAGCATAGCTGAGGTTAAAATTGCGTTTTAAAAACATTGTTGCTAAGAGCTGTGGCTCTATATCATAGAACTCACAAAACTCTTCATAGCCCATTTCATTGAGCTTGTCTTGCACAAACTTAATAGGATTAACAACGGCTTGCATAAGATGATCTGAAATAGGCACTAATAAAGTTCCCTCTGGCAAATATCTGTCAGCTATGAATTTGATTCTTGAACTTTCTGAAACATTAAATTTATTCTTCGTCATAATGTGTTATACTTACCTTGTTATACCTTTAATATTTTTATTTTTGTTGGAGAAGTAATTGAGTTATTTTGTAATCTCAATCATTTCTCCTTTTTTGATGCGATCAGAAATTACGCTTCCAAAGAATAATTGATGATGTCCTTGCTGCTCCCCGTCTGTCATCGCATTGCTTGAAAAAAATAATCCTCTTTGTGTTTCAAATGAAAGCTTGCTATCCATTTGTATTACCTCCCTTTTAAAGTCCAAATTTAACTACTCCAATTACTACTCGGATAACTGATACTAATAATGTCACGCCTGTTAACAGCACGATTGCTAAAGCCCATACAGCCCAGAATGTACTATTGGTTATCAAAAAATTCTTCATCCACTTAATCATTTTGTTTGCCTAACTGTTGATTTAAATCTTCTACTTGAGCTCTCAAGTTATCGACTTCGTCTTGCAATTCAAGATTTTCATCATCACGCATGCTAATTTGAGTATCCATATCCTCCATTTCGGCCTTTAAATTAATAATTTTTTTCTTAAGATCTTCCTTTTGTTGTGTTACTGTCTCAGATACCTCAACAATTAGAACATTAACTAATCCAGCTAATGCTTCAGTTTGCTTAGCCGAAAGATCCGCATCAACTATAAAATTCTCAATTTTGGTTCTATATAAAGAATCTACAGATTGCATCAGTGTTAGAAGCTCTCGTCCATCTACCATGTTTATTCCTCTTCCTTGTTGTGAAGTCCACCAATTTTGACATAGTTCATAATATTGGCTTGTACCCAAGACTCCATATCTGCTTTGAGAAATACGCCTAAATCGTTCATTAGCTTTTTAGTGTCTAAATCAAAATCAAATGACATGTTTCTTAGATCGTTGATTTTGTTTTTGGTTTTTTTATCTAAACTCATATCTACCAAGGCAATTTCTCCTTATTCTTTTCCATCCAATTAGCGGCTTGCTTTTCATAAATGCGAAATGAACTGCCTGTACCGGGATGAATATTTGCTACAAAGTCTGGCTTGTATTTATAAAAGATCTCTGTCTTGATCCAATCCAAACTCTTGCCAGGACAATATTTCTTTTTGAATTGACCTAACGTAATTGTTTTGCCTTCAATGGATTCTTTAGGCACAAAACCCATTTCATCCATGATTTCAACAATGGCTTGCTTAAGTTCATCTTTAGAAATGGTCACTTGCATATTTGCCACCTCACATTTTTATCTGTCTGCACTCATTAGCTCTGCCACTAGCTTTGCAATTTGCTCTGGCGACTTATTAGCTTTCATTTGCTTAATAGTGTAATCTCTTAATTCTTTCAAAAATTCTTCGTCCATTTTTTAATCCTCATCTTTTTACTCTGCTAAGGTAGCTTTAAATTAAAGCTTTGTTTTGCTGAGTAAATGGTTTAAAAGTGCTTGATTGACATAATCAAGTGCTTTTTTTGCATCCGTATAATTTGTATGATGTTTTTTTAAAACATTAATGAGTTCCTCGGTTAATTCGTTAGATTTCATTGGTATATCATTGCCTTCGCGCACTGAAAATATAATCATTTTTTTCTCCTTTTCATTTGCTGAGGATCTTTAGTATTTTTCGCAAATAATGTCATTCTTAATACCTTTGCTCTTTCAAAAACTTGTTAATGAAGTATTGCTGACCTTTGCCTGTTACTTTTGGAGTCTTGTTAATTGAAGTTGCACCATTTGAGTGGTTAATGGTAGTTTCCTTAATTTTGAATAAGCCTAAATTCATTGACTTTTGCGTTGGCATATTCCAATCAGAACCTTTTCTTGAAATTAAATATCCGTGTTCTCTAAGCCAACTAAATAATCTGGTTGCACCGATCTGAATTCCATTGCCACGCAAGATCTTGGCTAAATCTCCAATTAAGATTGTGGTGTGACTAGTTGCTACTGAATCAGCAAATAAAGCTTTAGGCTTCATTTCTTCGATTTGAATATCCTTTTGCTTAAGCTGGTTAGCAGCTTGCTCAAGTAAATCAGCCAGTGTTTTTCCTGAACGGTCGTGCGTTATGTCATATGCTTTCTCATCGGTCATATAAACGCCGGTCTTATTGATAGCCGGTAGAACTTCATGAGTTACCCAACGCTTAAATTTATGAGCATTAGGTAATTTACTTCCAAGGATCAAGCTGTACATCCCTGACTCATTAACAATAGTTTGGTTAGGATTTCCTCTTGTAATACCGTCGCGAATTGCGACGGTATTCTTATCATCATCATCGACATGCTTATTTAGCGCATCTCTAGTATTTGAATAGCCTAGAATTGTTGCCAAATCTTTTCCAACAAACCATGGCTCGCCATCAATTTTTAAAGCTCTGAATCCTTTTCCTTCAAAATTAAATAGCTGCATTTTGTTTTTCATCATTATTCACCTTCCATTCCCAAAATCTTATAGATCTTTCTTCTAGTCTCGACAGATTGAGGATTTGCATCTCCATTAATTGCTCGACTAACGACCCCTCTATTTAATTGAAGAGTGTCAGCAATCTCCGCCTGTGACCATCCTTTTTCAAGCATTTTCTTTTTTATTGCAATTGTTAAAGCTTGCTTTGCTTGATCTAGTTGTTCCTCTAATGGCATTATTAATTCACGTCCCTTCATTTTTTGTGCAAAAAAGTTAATATTTAATTGATAACTTCACACACATGGTGTAATATCTAGATATAAGAAATAAGCATTAACAAGTAATCATCACACACAATTTGACAGATCGTTAGATGTTTGCGGTTAATATTTTCTTATTACTTTTACCTGACAGAAATAATAATAGCACACACTGTGTATTTTGCAACAGATAAATATTAATTTATGTGTGCTTTTATCTGTCATAATCTAGGAGAACCTTGATATGACAACAAAGAATGGATATGTAATTTTTTCAAAAATTCAAGAAATAGCTAACAAACGAGGAATGAGTATTAGACAAGTTGCACTCAAATCCGGATTTAACAGCCCAAATGCTATTTACCGTTACAAGCAGGGCGTTTCACCTCGTAAAACCACACTCAATGCAATTGCTGAGGCACTTCACACTACTCCTGAATATTTATTGGGAGAAACGGATGATTGGCAAAAACATAAATCTGCACAAACAAAAAAAATTAATCTTGATGAATTAGAAGATGATACTGTACTTGCTACACTAAATGGTAAGCCACTTAGTGATAATACGAAAAAAAGGTATTACGCTCTTCTTAAAGCATTAGATGAAACGGATAACGAAAATAAGCAAAGAAAGTGATTAGATGATTGACGGTCATGAATTAACGATGGAATACTTAAAACAGTTCGCCGATAAACACGGCATCCGAATTATTTGGGATTCTCATGGGGAGCCTTATGATCTACCTGCATCTGATTCTAAACGTAATGCAGTAATAATGAATATGAATTGGCATGATGTAAACGATCTTTGTAGACATTTATCACATGAAATGAGTCATGTTATTCATGGAGATTCTACTGCCCTATATGAAGCCAGCGATGGTAGTAAAGCTAGAGCAGAAAGTGACGCTGATAAATTAGCTGCTATTATTTTAATGAGATATTATTTTGAAGAAATTCCAGAAAGTGAATGGAACGTCGATCAATTCATGCATTATTACAATATTCCGGCTTACTTACGAGATCATTGTGTTCGAGTAGCAAAAGATCTATGCAAAAGATCTATATAGTAGATTTTATTTTTAAGAAAAAAAGCTACCCTTTCGGATAGCTACAGGATATGAAAATAAAAATTGGAGGTTTGTTAATGACTGAAAATCATAACAAATGAATAAGTAAAATTGATATTACTAGTTAGGAACCTTCATGTATATTCGTCCAAAGGTGTCAATGACGTTAAACTTATACACTACGGAGGAATAATAATGAAAAAGAGATATATAATTTCAGCTACAGCCTTAGCTTTGCTAGGATTAACAGTAAGTGCATGCTCTAATCAAACACGATCTACTACTAGCTCAGCTAAAAGTGCCAAAACAGTAAAAAAAGCTAAACACAAAGTTTCTAAGAGAATTAAACAGAATAAGAAAAAGTCTGTAGCTAAAAAAGATTCTAAGAAGAATAAAAAAGGCAAAGGCTAATCAACCAAAGCCTCAGAATAAGCAGGCTAATAATCAGCAGAATGCCAATTCAAGCCAGCAACAACAACCTCAGCGTCAGCTAACTCAAGGTGAGATTAATAGACAGCGAGGATACGATCCTAAAGGTGCCCCTACTTTGCAAGGACAAGATCATGCAGCTGGTGCAAATCCTAATGGCTCTCCAGATGCTTGGGTACAAGGTCAAATTGATTGGGCTAAGCGCAATGGATATATGAATGCCGATGGCTCTTATACTCAGAAAGAAAAAGACCTAGACCAACAAACGCAAAATGACGACTATAGTTCCGATATTCCGCAGATGCCTAATCCTGGAGAATAAACAAAAAGCTCCGTGACTAATCACCCACATCACGAAGCCAGAGAAGCGCTAAGCCTAATCAACTTAGCACAAAAAGTAATTTTCGAGACAAAAAGATCTCTCAGAGTCCTTTTGTCTCCTCTATTGTAGAAGATTGGGGGAAATTTATCAATGGGCGTTTACAAACGTGGCAAAACATGGACTGCTAGAGTATTTTGGCGTGACCAGCATAAAGCCCGTCATAGCACATCTCAAGGCGGATTTAAGACCAAGCGAGAAGCTACTCTTTGGTTTGATGAAAAAAACACCCAGCTTAATAAGGGTGTGAGCATTGGTTCTGATCCTGTCTTCGTAGAATACTTTTGGAAATGCTACAAGGTGTTTACTGAACCTCACTGTCGCCCTGAGACAAAAAGGTCTTTTGGATCAGCTCGCAAAGTACTTGAATCCTATTGGGGCGACACTAGAATTAAAAGTATTACCCCTATGAAGTGGCAAGCATTTTTAAACTATTTAGCTAAGCATTATGCTAAATCGAGTATTATAATGTATCACAAAAAATATCATGTTGCCGTTAAAAGAGCAATTCAAGAAAACATCATACTTAGCGATTTTACTTATGGGTCTAAAATCAGTAGAGGATCACATAAAAGAACTAAAAAAGACAAAGTCAAGCTTCCATCTTTAGCACATATACAAGACATCTTAAATAAGCTCTTGGAAAGACGCTCCCCTTTTTTGATGTCAGCATCAGAAATCACTAAATATGGGCGTAAGGCGGGCAAAGATAAAGGTAATATTTGTGATTATGTCTTAATCATGCAAATCTTGACCGGCGCCAGAATTGGCGAAGCATTAGCGCTTAGGCAGAAAGATCTGCATCCCCAAAATAATACAATTGATATACACCATTCCTTTGATAGTATTACCCGAGAGCTGGGCCCAACAAAAACTGCACACTCTTATAGAACTATTGTGGTTCCACCTCAAATATTTTCATTATTTGATGAACTGCAAGAGCATAATCACTCAGAGTATGTTTTCGGATCTCCAACCACAGGACTTCCTCCAGCCGAAAGAAGCGTAGGATTCGAATTAAAGCGTGTATTAGCTATTTTAAATTTGCCTATGGATGGTTTTACCACCCACACTTTAAGACACGCACAAGCTGCTATATTGCTTCATAAGAAAGTCGATTGGTATTATGTCATGCAAAGAATGGGACATAGTAGTTTACGAACAACGCTAGATACTTATGGATATTTGATTGAGGAATCTAAGAAAATCGACGAGAGTCAAATAGTCGGGCTCTTTGAAAATACATTCTTTTAGAGATATAATTAATCCGTTAACACAAAAAAGCTATTGCGATAAAATCGTAAATAGCTTTTTTTGTGTGCCAAATGTGTGCCAACTTTAAAACTTTTATATATTTCTATAGTTTTATGTTTATCATAAATACTGATAAATCAATATTCTGGTTCTCCATATTT